AAAAAAAAACAACAAGTTTAAACGTAAAAGCTTATTAACCTATATTTAGTTTTAAAAACGGTGTTTTAACTATACGGGATGGCGTCTCAACAAACATGTCATTCAATATTTTTTCAGAAAAATATATACGCCCTACACCCTTCAATCCTCAAAGTTCAAGAGCACATATGTCATATGAGATGATAATTTCTGAAAATAAAAAATCTAATTTTGGTGGTAAGGAAAAGCTAAGAGTTTTTGACTTAGCAGGCGCGGAGAATCCTATGGCCATAATGTTTAGAACTTTTGGATTTAATGCATTTGCAGGTATACATGAAACTAGATGGAAAGATATGGGTACACCACCTACTATAAAAGGATCTCCATCTAAGTCTGTAGATGTTTTTTTTAACAAAACTACATCAGTTAAAACCAGTAATGATGATCTATCAACATTAGCAAAAACATTTATATTTCATTTTCTATTTCAGAGTAGTCAGAGTGTCTCTGAATTACCAAAATTTAGACCAGGATATTATGACATAAAAGTTGCGCAAAATAGTACAAAAGGGACTAAACGCGAAAAAATTGTAATCAAACCAGATATTCACCATGAACTTCTAATGCATTACAGAGGTAAAACAATCGCCGATTTATGCAATGGTAGAGAAAGTGGTAATGATTTTAATAAAATTATTCCATTGCATTATGGGGGAATAATTGATCAAATAACTAAAAAACTTAGAAGAATTCTTCCTACAGATGGTACAAATTATACAAACAGAGATAAAAACCCATTGGTCAGTGTTTTCTTGTATGAATCGTTTAAACGAGTTATTGAAGGGTTTTATATAACAAGAAGTTTGTTCTCTCTGAGATATGCATTTACTTCTAGTGGTGCGTCTACGAATGGTGCTCTAGAAGGTTTGAAGAAATTAAACGTAAATAGTAAAACTATTGCACCATTTATAGATAAAGATGAATCAATGCAAATAAATTTTGCAGATCCTACTGTTGGTGCTAAACTTTCATCATTTGGTAGCAATCCAGTTCCATTTGTTCCTATGCCTCAAAATAGAAGTATTACATATAAAACTAGATTTTTAGAAGAAGTTTTGAAGAAAGATGGTTCAGTCCAATACAAGAATCTTATAGTAGGTGTTGTAAATGGAAACCCTGGTGATGATGACGAATTGCGAAAACAACAGCAGGTTGCTATAAATTATCTCAAAACTCTTACACCTACAGGAGGGTCAATTAAAAAATAGACTCTTTGTGATAGTAAGAAAACAATGACCGAGTGTCCCATATGTATTGAAAAATACAATCAATCATCAAGAAAAGAGATCGTGTGTCCTCAATGTGACTATAAGATATGCAGAACATGTACTCAAACCTATCTTCTAGACACACATCAGGATCCCCATTGTATGAATTGCAATAATGTGTGGGGGAGGGAATTTATGGACAAAAACTTTACAAAGAAGTTCATTACCAAAGATCTCAAGAATCACCGCGAGAATACTCTATTTGAGAGGGAGAAGTGTCTCCTTCCAGAGACTCAACCATATGTTGAGAGACAGATCTTGGGAGAGAAGATGACAGAAGAAATTTGTGAGAAAGAAAGAGAGATTAACAGGCTCCGGATGGAGCTTAGTGATCTCAGAGACACTCACTATAGGATTAGATATGGAAACGTCAATATTGATCCACAAGAGCGTGCGAAGTTTGTAAGGAAGTGTCCAGTTGCTGATTGCAAAGGTTTTCTCAAAGAGAATTGGTGCTGTGATCTGTGCAACAGTAAGATTTGCAAAGAGTGTAACGAGAAGAAAGAGGGTGATAATCACGTTTGTGATCCCAATAATGTTGAAACCGCAAAGCTCCTCAAGAAGGATACAAAACCGTGTCCGTCGTGCGGCACAATGATTTTCAAGATCTCGGGATGTCCTCAGATGTGGTGCACAAGTTGTCATGTTGCATTTGACTGGAACACTATGAGGATTGAGAGGGGTGTTATTCACAACCCTCACTTTTTTGAATTCCGTCGCAACAATAACATCCAAGGGAGGAACCCACAAGACATTCCATGTGGGGGTCGTCCAGAACTTAATGAAGTACTTGCGGCGCTCAGAGGTTCTAGTCATGAACAAATTAGACAAGAAAATCGTTATGGTCGTATTCAGTTTCACAACGAAACTGAGCAGTTTCTTTCAAATGTGATTAGGTTGTCTAGGCATATTGAACATTATGAAATTCAGTATCATTACCCAATGAGAACTCAACAACAACTGATTGACAATAACAGAGAACTCAGGATCAGATACATGAGAAATTCTATCTCTGACGAAGAGTTTAAAAACACCCTGCAAAAACGAGAGAAAGCTGCAAAGAAAAACGAAGAGATTGGTCAGGTACTCACAATGGTCTACACATCTTCAAATGATATACTGAGGCAGATATGTCTTGATCCTCCAAGTCTATCAACCAATGTTGAACTCTTGAAGAAACTAAGGGACTATACTAGTAGTTGTATGTATAGTATATCTTCAAGATACAATTGTGTAGTTCCACACATAACTAAGAATTGGAGAGATATAATTAAGGCAAAGGGGCTTGAAGAAGGTATATGATTAAGGCACTTTGCAATGAAGTCTACAGAACACTTGGTCCTGGTTACAGTGAGAGGGTGTACCATAATGCCTTAGAAGTTCTATTAAGAAAAAATGATCAAAAATATGAAACAGAGAAAATCATTCCTATTGTGTTCCAAGAGCACACAATAGGAAATCTTCGCGCTGATCTAGTTGTAAATGATTCTATAATTGTTGAATGCAAAGCTATCAAGTCGTTGAACACACAGATGAAGTATCAGGCTCTGAATTATATCCATCTGACTGGGATTCCACAGGCTCTGATGGTGAATTTTCCTCAGTGTGATTCTCCTCGGGGTTGTGAATTTTTGGACCTATCAATGACAGAAGAGACATCAGAGGTAACATTTGAACAATGAGTTTGTTTGTCCTGTCTGATTCAGCTTTCCAACCCTCGGGATTTTCAAGGGAAGCTTCTAGAGCTTCTTTTGCTTTGTCAAGATGAAAAATAGCGTCACGAATACAGTGTTCCATTACTCGTAATTATACTATTATCTTTATTATATATAATATGAATAATCCTGAGATATTAGTTATGCTATTATTACTACTAGCTGTAGCTGGAGCAGTTGTGTATTTTGTGTTCTTTAATGATGATGATGAAGAAGATGATCAGGATGAAGATGATCAGGATGATCCTGAATGTGAAGGAATTGTTGATAGTTCCTCAACATATTATCACGAGAGAGCACTAACATATAAATATGACGAAGATCTAGGTGAATGTGTACCTAAATCATGTAGTGCACTATTTACAGTAGATGATGAAAATTATACATGTAAACATGCTTTTTTATCTGGAGAAAGGTATTTGTTAATGATGAGAATGAATACAACTGGTAGAGAATTTGATACAATGATTAGAGATATATTAATTACAAATGTATCTGGTGATAGTATTACAATATCCCTAGAGAATTATGACACGGACGGTACAACTCGTAATTCACATATTTCAAATTACGAACCAGACATGACATATAATGTAACACTAGTGGACGCAGGAGACTCAAAATTTTACTTTAAAACTGACGCAGTTGAATATATACATTTTAAAGAATCCAAGGCTGTTCCTTGGGAAACGGTAAGCACCATAGGTGAGTGTACATTTCATATAGAAAACATAATACAAAGTACTACAGGTGGAGTACCAAAAACAGTAACTTTGCACGATTTCTCAAAAGATGGAGAGTATTTCCAATGTCCGCTGTATCTTATATATGATAATATGTGTTCGTATATGCATTTTAAGCCTGGTAGTGTATATGTTGGATTTGGACATGGCCGACACCCGTGGGGGGTAAGTTCAGTATGGTGTCGTTACTTTATGGATTATTATGAAAGACTAGACAGGAAAAGACCAGTCATAACATCTGATGGCGGATTCTCAGTATTAGATCTTGATACTGACGTGACTACAGAAACAGTACATACATATTATAATCCACAGTACGAAAGTAATCCAGGTGTTATAGGACCTCCTGATGAAAACGCTAGAATTGAACTTAGACCTTCGGCTATTATAAAAAATGCTAGCACTGGTGATATTTCTTACTACAAACACGCACAACTTGTAGTAGTGTCTGGGGATAATAAAATTTTGTTTAATTGTGCATCAGAAGATAATAGAGATACTTACCCCAATTCATATCCTGCAAACCAAATATATACATATCCATATACAACTACTAGGTTTCCCAACAATGAGGACCATAAATTTGTATTTCCCAAGGCATTTACTTCTCGTTATGAAATTATTTCTAGTATTTCTGATACTAACGAAGAAATACTTCAAAAATACAATTTGGATGCATCATAAGTTAAACGGTAGGTATAAATTCCCATTTTAGTTCTTTACATATATTCTTCCATATAACATCTTGTTGATGGAGTTTTTCTTTTGACTTGAGGAGAGGAAAGCAGTGCAGATAATCATCTTCTTCTAATAATTCACAGAATTTATAAAGAACATAAGAGTAACTCAGAAAGTTCTTTCTATTCTCCGGACAGTGTTTATTGAAAGGTTCTTGTATATCCTTGAACATTTGTCTCAATTTATGCTCAAGAGCACCTGACATTTTGGGAGGATTAATGCCATTTAATATATTTGATATATAAGGAACGTGCTCATAGTACTTATTCATCTTTAGTTTCTTTAAAAGAGCTCTGACCTTGGCATGAGTGATTTCATCCAGATTTTTTATTTTTTGTTTTTTAAATTCATTTCGTAAATTTATAATTACTTCTTCGGGGATATTGGTCTGTTCTTGTGCTTGAAACTGTAATAACCATTCGTTAAAGTGATTGTCTCTCTTGTATGAATATGTAACTATCTTTTCAGTGCTTTCCTGTTCTTCTTTGTATGTAAGCTCCTCTCCTGGTAGAGTTTCTGTAATACCACATTCTATACAAACAAGATCACCTGTTTTTATGTCTACATGTGAGCTGTTTACAGACTTACAATTTGGACAGGTTTCTATATATGATTTTTTCTGTTTTTCTCTTTTTCTTTCAACGGTTAAACCTTCAACATCTTCAAGATAATCTAGGTATATATCTCTTTTTTGGCAGCCTTTTTTTATTTTTGCGTTAAATGGGTTATTCTCTGTTGAAAACTCTTCATCTGTTTCTTTGTGATATTTGTCAAGATATGGCCACGTGTCAAAAAGATAATCACACAATTCATCCTGTGTCTGACATTCGTTAACTTTTTTTTCAAATCTAGATTGAAAGTTTTCATCCATAATTAAAGAATTAACGTAAAATATTTTTAAATATGTTTCTAAGAAACATCTTGATGAATCTTGTTTATTATGCGAGGAATACACTTGAGTATTTTTTTGGTTACAAGACATGGGAGATTATTAAGGTTGAGATGACATATGAGCATTCACCGGTTGAGGATGAGGATGATTTTATTTTTGATCCGTTTTGGGACACAGAGATCAAGTATTGGGACGACAATGAGACTACTGGGCATTATATGAATGTGACACGGGAATACAACCTGGGACTACTTGGTGATGTTGATATTCCTGTGTCAGTTGATGACATTGTTTTGTGTGTGAGTTACATTTATAACCGTCGCAAATGGAAGTTTTTCACACGTAACATGGATTTCTCATGGCCTCCAAAGATTTCAGATACTATGAAATTTACACCGCCTTATGTCAAGGCAGAGCTTCTTGATAAAGATGGGAACGTCGTAAGAGATGTAACCGGAAAGTTCAAGAGGTATGCAGGACCTTACGGTAACTTTTACAACGAACCTGATATTAGTCCTAATGATTTGTTTCCTGACGTATTTCATACGTTGAGGGTTCAGAATATTCTAAACACGGTTACAGAGTATTCACTGAGGGAGCCTATTCGGATACCCTAGTTGCAATATAGAATTTGATCTCTCCCAAGCTCGCGATGTTGTATTTTAGGATGAGGAAGCGGTTGCTCTCCTCTTGCATAATTTGAACAATGGAGCACATATTAGTTGCTTTTGTAAACAGATTGATATACTTCAATGAGTATGTACCCTCTACAATCCCATTGAAGTCTGAATCTATACATTCAATATCTGTTTTTTGTTCTGCAAAATCTCCGTCACATGAAATTGTCAGTGTATTATTATGTCTTGTAATGACAACATCTTCACCTATGTTACTCATATCCCTACATATCTTCTGAAGATCTACGGATGGCATTGTGGTAACTACATTCATTTCTACATCAGGAACCTCAATGATATCTTCATTGATGTCAAGGAGTTTCAGGCGAAAGGATGTCTTTGTCTTCTTTTGGGTATTTTCAAACTTGATATCTAGATATTCCTTGTCATTTATTTCCATCTCAAGACAATCATTGGCGTTGATTGATTTAAGAAGTTTAAAAATATTCGTGACATTTATACCAGCAACACAATGAAGTTCATCAACTTCATATTCTTCAAACTTGTCAGCCTCCAAAAAGAGATCAACGAGTGCGGCGCGTGCAGTATCTAATGTTGTAATTTTCACACCTTCTTTTGAAAAGTATATGTTGATATCATTGAGAATATCCTTTAGAACTTCAAATGTAGATTTGAAAGCACTTGCTTGAACAGTCTTGAGTTTCATAATTTACAATAGTAAAGATCCTAATCTTTATAACCATCAAATGCATCTGTAACCTTTTTGTTTATCTTTGCCTGTAATTCTGGAGTCATAGCAGGTTGAAGTGTCTGTCCGTAATTGTCAAGAGCAAACATATATCCATCATCTTCATCACCATCAATAGCTGACACACCCATACATCCTACTAGGGAGCACTGTGATATCTCAGATGGCAACAGGGAAGTAAGCCATACCTTAATCTCATTTCCTATAAGAAACTTTCTGTCACTTGTAAGCATTGTGGGTACGCGTGTAATTTGCCCAATATATTGCTGGGGTATTCCTTGGGTATTGATATTATGATATTGGATCATTGTAGATAGTTGTTTGTTGCCCTGGATATATGAAATTATCTCACGACAATGATTGCACTTGGGACTGAATATGAGAACACCAGCCATTATTATAAATAATAAAAATTATTGTAATTTTTTTAGCGCGATATTATAATATGTTGTATCTGGTATTACTTCTTATTTTTGTTTTATTAATATGTCAGACGAAGAGTGAAGGCTTCGTTGAGATGTTTGGTTTTTCTGGTCACTCAAATCCAAAGGAAGCTCCTACGATTAGTGTTAACAACAATGGTGTAGACACTACTAATTTCATTCCAATTGAGGGTGGTATGACTCACGATGATGTAAATTCTGCTGTAACAATAGTAACAAATTTTATTACCAAATCAACTGATTTGTGTGTTTATCCAATAGAGACAAGTAAAATTGAAAAATTGATTAATGTTGAAACAGGTTCAGAGTTCATAAAGGTTCGTTTTATGTACATGGTGACAAACACAGGATTTCCTTTTGTTTTTGGTGTTGATGCGGAAATTCTTGACGGTAGAGTTGTTGTAGCCAACACCCAGGAGATTTATAGAAATGGTAAACAGGACATGTCAAATGAAAATTTCTTGCCGTTTTCTGAGATTGAAAATTTCCAGATATATTCCAGGTAGATGATTTCACTGGATGAGATCAAAAAGATTCAAGGTCAAAGAAATAATATAAAAAAAGAGATATACAGAATAATTTACAATGAATTTTCTAGAAAGATAAAGAAAGCTGTTGAACTTGGACAGGACCAGGTTGTTTTACAGACACCAAATTATATATTTGGTTATCCTTCATACGATGTAACCAAAGCTACAATGTATGTAAAAAGACAATTTGACAATTCAGGTTTTATAACATATATGTTTTCAGGCAATGAACTTTATATTTCATGGGCTCAGGAGAAGAAAGTGAAAAATGAACCCCCACCCAGAGAAATCAAAGAGGAGGAAGAAGAAGATTTCCCTACTTTTGTGAACCTAAAGAAGATGGCAAACAGGTTGCGTAAACAATGAATATTATTTTTTTGTGTAAACAATAAAAAGAATGGAGGAATCCATAAATGTTATGGTTGAAGCAAAGAAGGAATACACAGCTCAGCTTTGCAACATCCTGTGTCCTCTTATGATTGAGACTTTTCACACTATGTATCTTGAGGCTGGTAAGATATCAAAGGGTAAAAAAGTACTCATACAGTATCAAAAATTGTTAAAAGAGGTTCCAAATTGGAACAATCATATGGTGAGTGTTCATAATGACAATCTGAAGAATACTTGTGGTTGGTTCAATGATCTTCTTGCAGCGGTTTTTGTCAGTAATGTTAAAATTTTGTCAGCTGTGAGACTCAAGAGTGTTCAAGCAAAAATTTCAATAAAACTACCTACAAATAATAATTTTGTTCATGCTTGCTACATAAATGCAGCAAAGAATCTTTACAAAGATCCCTATATTTTTAGTGACACCATGACGGATAATGATAGGGATGAAGCTCTTACAAAGAGATTTATTGATGTTATTATGGTTACAGTTCAGGAGATGATTCCTGTTCAGGACATATTAAAGACATACATATCCCAGGACGGTGCTCCAGAAGAAGTTGATGTTGAGAGTATTCGCGGTGATGAATATGACAATGAGGATCCTGACGTTGAAGAATCAAATGCAGAAACAGAAGGAACTGAAGAAAATAACAACATTGACACAGAACCAATGGGTGAAACTCCATCTGAACCAGTTTCAGAAGAGACAAAAGAGATTCCTCTTGACAACAAACCGGATGTTCCTGTAGTTGGAGATGATGAGGATGATGTACTATTCCCAAACGCACCAGACAGTCAGAAAGAAAAACCTCAATTATAATATAATATATTAAATGGATCTAGGTGATTATCTAAGAGAGCCTATGTGGGCAGCTTTTTTCGGTGCACTCATTACTGCAGTATATATGAATATTAAGGCACGTATAAATAATGAAGGAAAACTAAGTCCCAATCAATATGTTAAACCATCTATACTTGTTGGGATTTTGGTTGGTTTTATTGTATCTTATGGTGTTGGTTCAAAAGAAGTAATTTCCAAAGAACCATTTAATTAAAGATTTTGTGATTATTAAGTCTATAATATACATGACTTCTGTATCAGCATGGTGTGAGATGATGGAGCAATTTCTGGCAGAGTTGGAGAAGGTTTTTCCAGATGAGCCAGGTATTAAGAAGTATCATGCGAGTTATGATCTTGTAAAGAAGGCGAACCCACGCAAGTGTGTTGAAGCATTCATGTCAGGTGCTAGCGAATATTCACAGTATATTATGCAGAAGGATGAGGCATTCTTCATGGAGTACTCTGACAACATTGAGTTTCTGAAGAAGATGAATATCAAGGCACACTGGCAGGATCCAGAACTTAGCGAGGCTACAAAGGGTGCTATTTGGCAGTATCTACAGACCTTGTATATCCTAGGTACTACAATTACGAATATTCCTTCAGAGGCTCTTAGTATGATTGAAGATGTGGCGACGAAGTGTGCATCCCAGTTGCAAGAGGGTGGTGACGAGAAGGCACTTCTTAGTGGCATGTCTGGGCTATTCTCATCACTAGGTGGTATGCTTCAAGAACCTCCTAAAAAAAACTAAATATATATAATAAATAATGACAGTTTGGTTTGATAACCCAAGATTACTGTTTCAGAAAAAAGAGGTTTTTAAATTCTGGCCTCATCCTGGTCAGTCATTTGAACAACGTATAAACTCATCATCAAGATTTATAATTTATGCCATGTGTGGATTGTATCTAATGAAACGTGATATTCGTATTATTGTACTTGGTCTTGTTGCACTTGCAGGATTGTATATTATGTACAATGCACCAACAAGTGATTATAAAAAAACAAACAACCCTGTTCAGGGTCCTTGTCAGAAGCCCACAATGGAAAACCCTATGGGTAATGTTCTATTAACAGATTATATAACAAATCCTCAACGACCTCCAGCCTGTTCAACCGTAAAAGATAAGTATATGGAGATGCAGATGGGTGTTGGCAATGGCCGCTCCCGCGCCCCTCTCCCCCACCATCAACAGTACGCTATGGCTCGTCAGTTTATTACATCCCCCGTCTCACAGATTCCAAATGATCAGACTAACTTTGCAGAGTTTTTATATGGTGCAAAGAATCGTCCATTGTGTAGAGACAACCCGGCCATGTGTGACCCCAACATGAGAGGTGTACAGTTAGAAGCCTTTGGTGGTTTGGATCCATCTGATGATATTAGAGGCCCTACGGGCGGAACACGCAACACAGGTGGCGCAAACCCAATTTCATAAAATATATCTTTTATTATATTAAACACATGGCTTATCAGTTGCAACCAAATTTGTCTGTTATTGAAAATCCTGCAGTACCCCCAAGCTGCGCGACCGACTTTGTGATGTCTTACCCAGAGACAACTAACCTAAATTATTGCGGCCGACCTAATACCATGGTGTATGGGACGGCACCTTTTATGGCAGGTAAAGGTGCACCTGGGCATCTCATAGTTGATGAAGATGAACTACGACCTCAAACAACCGTTCAGCACAATAAGAGCTACGTTGACACTTACGAGAAGAACATGTTCCCACTTCAAAATATGAAATGTAGTCAGCCAATCCGTGTGTGGTCTCACACACCTGGTAGCACCCGTGCGGAGGTGCAAAATGGTATGTATCAACAGAGATATTGTGGTAAATAAAATATCTTTATATTCATTAAGAAATGGCAGACGTATTCTCCATAGCTGGAATACTTGGATTAATGTATTTAGGAAAAAATATGAATGACAGTAAAGAAGAAACTGAAGAAAACCAACCAGTGTACATGGAAACTTATGAAGAAGATTCAAGAGTTATGAGTAGTTTAAATGGTGAGATGTTCCCAGATCAAAAGAAAGCACAAGATGAGGGTAATTTTTTTAGTGACATAGCACCTGATCGTTATCCAGGTGGTCTTCCATATTATTTAAATGAGACTTCTGAACCATACACTTCGGGTATTATGAATAATGTTGCACCAGTTGAGAAAAGCCTTGTGGGTCCGGGTCTGGGTGTGGGACCAGACGTTCCCGCTTACGGCGGTTATCAACAGCTATTTAGGGTTAAACCTAACAACGTGGGGGCATATAGGCTAACCACTCTACCTGGTAGAAGTGGTCCTGCAGGAGACGTTACTGGTGGACGTCATACTCTGACTAGTCAGATAAACCATAAGGTTCCTGCAAAAACAGCTTATCTACCCACTAGACGACCTGAAGTCCTTGGTAGGGCGCAGGGGCAAGGTGGTGCGGTTACAGGGATGACAAACTATGGCAAGCATGAGAAGACAGTAAGACCAACGAATCGTTCTGAAACAACGACTCGCTATGATGGTCTTTCATATGGGGGTGCAAGAAAATTGGTCTCTCATGGTACGCTTGCTCAAGACCCAACACGAAACAAAGGTGATTTCAATGCATTTGCAACGAATCACTTCAATAATCCATCTCCTGGTATTAACAGCTATCATGGCGGTTATGTTAACACACCTATCGTCCAGGTCGGTTCATCAAGAGTGTTAAGTTCAGAAGAGCTTCAGCAGGCGGGCCTTCGTCCTGCTGAGAATAGAGGGAAAGCAGATAGGGCAGGGAATGCGGGTAGAATGAATGTGAGAGGGAATCCAGTAAATCAACATGGTATGGTGTCTACTGTACGGGCAGACACATCACGTACCGATGGATGGACTGGACAGAGTGATGGGGTGAGATCTCAGCAATATGTGAAACCAATGTATCAAGATATGAACAGTTACAAGGGTGCTCATAATCCACGTGTGTGTGCACAGTCTTTATCTACTGCACAGCGTCAGCTTGCACAGAACCAATTGGTTCCAAAATCTATGTTCTAATTTCAGCCGTTACGACTGATCTATTTACCTACAAATTTTACAACGGTTATTCAATAACATTTGTAAAATTTGTGTTTTTTTATACTGTGTGGTCTACATATTTATCGGCCAACTGCGTACACTGGTGACTGACGCTTAACTGGCCCAACGACACGTTGAACAATCATGATGACAATCACTGCGAGAAGAGTGGTGAAAAGTGCGGTAAGAAGGTAATATGAACCCCCATTCTGCTTTACGTTCACAACTGAGCTAAGTAGCCAACGAACAACATCCATCCATGCAATTGCTGATGCGAAACCAAAGCCAGCAACAATGGCTGAGCTAGATTCACTCTTAATCTCCTGGGTAATTTGCTTTAATGCAGACATTTATATTATTTACTCAGGAAAAAATTCTTCCTCCTGAAGAACGGTTTTAAATGTGTGTGGATGTGATTTTCTGAATCTGTTCTTGAACATATTTGTTATAGTAACGTCTTGTTCAGATATATCACTCTCACCAAGTGAAGCAGTTTCAATATCTGAAAAACTATTTTCAATTACACTATCATCTTCGTCTCCTTCTTCATTTTCAACATCAGTGTCACTGTCGTCGTCTGAATTAATGTTTTTGTAATCTGGTTCTTCCCAAGGTTTAGGTTCATGAACGGGTGCGTAGTTCATATTGGATCACTGGGATATTTTTTTAAGTGAATTATACATAATTTTTTCAAGAGGATTGGTTGGTTCCCACGTGTCCCATGTATCATATGCTTCGTTTATAGCATTCATTTGTTCGTCGTCTCCCTGATAACGTGTAAATGTATCTTCTACACCTTCAACTTCTTCTGGTAACTCTTCTTCATCTGAATCAGATTCGTATGCTTCTGGTATTATTGAACCTTTGTCTTCACCAACTTTGTTCATTATACAGTACCTAGTTGCATACTCTACATCTTGTCCTGTCATAATATCTCGGTTGCACGCCTTGGCATATTTAGCTGCAAAGATCACACTCTTTTCCATTACAGGCTGCATAAAATCAATACATGTCTGAATAATCTCTTCTTCCATTAAAAGTTTTATTCTTTTATTGTATAACGGATGGAATCTCTATCTGGTGATACTGGTACAGGAGCCTTAACTGCTTTATATGCTGTTGGTAAACAAGATGAACATTTGTGTAATCTCAACGAATATGATCCATGTTATTCTCCTTTTTTACCTCAAAATGTTCAACATACTGAATTTATAAGATATTATAACACTTTCAAAAAACTAAAAGATACTGAAGATGTAAACGATGCATGGCCTCTTAATAAAACAATAACTTTTGAGTTCAATCCACGAACAATGGGTGATCTTCTTGCAAATATGTTTCTTAAACTCAAAATAATAGTCGGTCCTTCAACAGGTACTGGAGATAAGACATGGACTGATAGAATTGGTAGAGCTATCATTGAAGAGATACAGTTCAAGGTGGGTAACACAGTTGTGGAAACTCTCACAGACTACATGCTGATTGGGTACGACGAATTGTTTGCATCTGATCGTGACAAAAGCATAAAGAATTACACAGAGAATGGTCAGTTGCACACAAATTCTCTAGTCCCTGAGAACTTTGCCTTGAGACCTCCAGTTTTACCAATAGCATACGGTTCTGGAGATTTTCAATTAAATGATAAAAATTTAGATTTATTCATTAATCTAAATCTATTTTTTTCAAGAACATATACTCCAATGGTTAACAATAGAAACTATGATATGAAAGGGTTTCCTAAACATTTGAAAAATTGGTTTCCATTATGTGCTTTGTACAACGAACAAATCTATGTAACCTTGAAATTTAGAGATAGGAATTGGGTTACAAATATGAATGGTTTAATAACTTGTAATGAAATAAATCTTATTACCGAAGAAATATCTCTATCTAACCAAGAAAGATTGTTTCTTGCAAGGACTCCACAGAAGTTTAGTTATAAAACAATTGTAAAACAAACTATTGATACAGTTGATAATACTGTCGGTGTAAAAAATACTCAAAACGTGACAAGTGGTACGGTAAAAGATTTTTCAATAAAATTACAGTCTGACAAACCACTCAGTATGGTTTTTTGGTTCATACAGAATTCTAGATTCTCACAGACTTTGTCTTATAGTGACTCCATAAATCCAAGATTGTATCTCAATAGATACAATTATAGCCATCATGAAAATTTTAGTAACGTCAACCCTTACAAAAATGGTTTTAGCGAACCCTATTATTCATTTGAGGAATCCGAATTTCAGATGCTGTCAAAAGTTTTTATTTCATCACCCGATAGAGATATACAATTTCTACAATCAACTGCTGGTTCTTTCTCTCCTGAAAGTGCTGTGTTTTTTAGAAACGTTCAAAGTCAGTCAAAAGGCATGAATATTCCAATGAGAAACATATATTCCTATTCATTTGAAAACGACCCTAATGACAACAGGGAGACTGGATCAGTTAACACAACTATAAAAAATAAAGAAAAGACACATACAATAAATTTAAGTTTCATTGAGACAAACAAGATTCTGTCTAATACATATCAGTTGCATGTATACAATATATGTTATATGAACTTAGGATTTCAAGATGGTTTCTTAAAAAAAGAATAAGTATATTAATTAAATGGAACAGTTTGTTTCTTTGTTTTCAAAACATACACATTTTACAACTCAGACCATAGAGTGCGACTTTGATAAGAAACCTGAAATCAAAAAGACTTTGGGGATATATGACTTCAAAATACCTAGGCATGGCGATATGGTTAGATCTATAAATATAAAACTTGGATTTTCAGGAATTGAGAGTAGACCAGAAACTAATTTCTTTTTCGTACCTTCCATCTATATGTTTGAAAAGTTTGAACTTATTATCGGTGACACTATTGTTGAAACTCTGTACCCAGAAATGATTAACATATATATAAAAACTTTTCAGACATATTCCAAATTGAAAGGTATAACTTATCTAGTGGGAAGCACACAAACAAATAATGATACACAATCTATTTTACCAGATTTGGGAAATACTGTATCTGAACAAAATAATAGATATTACTATATTCCCCTTCCTTTCTACTTTTACGGGAATACAACACAGAGTTTACCATTGTGTGCAATAACACAACAAGAAGTCATTGTGAGATGTTATATAAAATCTATAAATGATATAGTGTTGTTTAGTAATTTTGATCCAATCATAGAACCAGTTATAGATGCTGTTAAACTTTTACAGTTTAACTTTGATGTTGAATATATATACTTGAGTCCTCAAGAATTTAACTTTTTTACCAAAAACGAGTTGCACTACACAATTACACAGACACAAGAACAGTTTGAAATAATAACACCTGTTCAATACGAAGAACATTCTGTCACATTAGATCTTAGATTTGTAAATCAGATTTCAGAGCTGTTTTTTTATGTTATTCCTGAAAGAGCTTTCTCTACAGACTTGACAGCAAATGGACGTATGAATTTTGTTGATAAAAATGACAGTGGAAACACAACAAGTCCAGGAGAAGATAACAGTATACTTAAGATAAATCTAGAATGTGATGGTCAAACTATAATGAATGAAGATGTATGCAACTATTTGTTCCTCAATAAGATTCAATACATGTTAAATCACGCATCTGTTTTTGAGCATGATTATCAATACAATGATGGGTATGTCTACAATTATAGTTTTGCATTGGATCCAGAAAATGTTATACCAACCGGAACTATAAATTTCAGTGCACTAAAAAACAAAATTCTCAAAGTGACATTTCCTGTGTCGTCAAAAGCAGAACACGAAAAGAAGAGACTTGTAGTCTTGGCTAGATCTCTTAATTTCATGAGAATACACGAGGGTACATGTGAAGTATTATTTAAAAACAATATGATATAATTATAATAATGGCCTCTGGAAGGTTAAATTTAGTTGTTAGAGGACTTCAGGATGAGCTTGTTACTGGAAGTCCATCAATGTCTTTCTTTAATAAGACATTTACAAAAGAAACACCTTATGAGATATTTATAAGAGATTGTGCGACAGAAACAAACAACAAGTTAAATTATGGTGAGACCTTGAGATTCAAGGTTCCACGGGTTGGGGATCTTGTATCAAAGATATTTCTTAGACTTATTCTTCCGGCTACGTTTGTCTATACAAATTTAAAAAGAATACACACAGATAAGTTCGTTATCTATAGTTTGTTAGAAACAGTTGACTTATACATTGGAGGACAATTAATACAAAGACTTACTGGAGAATATATACACAACTATGTAAAACTTTATTTCTCAAGGAACGAATTTAACAGCACTATAAGCACAAGTGAAATTGATGTGGAAGCCGGTAGTCAGGGATATATAAGATACGATCAATTTTCTTTATTACCCTTACCATTCTACTTTTACAACAATCCAGGTAAAGAGATACCTTTATTAGCACTGACGAGGCATGATGTAGAAGTTGTCATAAAGTTTGTACCAAAACCAGCAATAGCAGGTCTTCCAGATCTCACAGCATTTAGTATGCCTGTTGAGTTTATAAATATTGATGAGGAAACTAAGAAAAACTTCAAGAACAAAGGTGTTATGTACAAAATTGAACAAGTCCAATTAGAATATGGATACATTGATCCATCTGAAAGTATAAAAAGAATTCCTTTGAATTTTATAAACCCTGTAAGAGAAATAACAGTGTGTATACAACAGACAAATCACACAGATCTTGAAGGTGCAAGACATATAAAGTTTTTTTGTAACTACAGAAATGAAAATGAAGTTGCTCTTTACTCAAATAACGAAGTTGGGTATTACCTACAGGGACATCACATATATGGTTTGGATCTGACATTCAATGGAAACAAGATTATTGATAGGAATTCATCTGGACATTCTAGATATCTATCAGCTTATGTACCTCAAAAATATTATACAAACCCAGACAATGCTCAATTTTTTAAACAATATGTGTATCCCTTTGCTTTGAATCCTATTCACAAGAATTCTGTAGGACATGTCAATATGAGTAGAATAAAGAACAAAGAAATGACCCTCTACATGTCACCAAGTAACGTAAATAGAACATACAGAATATACGTTACATCTTATAACATTTTTATGATAAAAGAGGGTATTTCAGGTTTATTATTTACTCATAATAGTGAATATACCTATAACGTTCCTAGAGGAATTCCTCAACAAGCTCCAGATGAGACTAATACTCCACCTGATAGTTTACCACAAACAAGTGATGAGACTTTCTATTATGCTATAACCAGTGATCAACCAATAACAGGCATACAGTTATTCACATCTTATAATCCATCATTTCCTAATCCCCTAACACTTCAAAATTCTACAGAAACACAAATATTATCAGGCGCTAATTCATTTTTTCACGGTGTAGATATTTTAGATTCAAACGTATATGCACCGGCTTCAAAATTAACATTTTTTGATGACATTGATACTAATATAAATAGGACTGGTTCTGAATATCTTACAAGGTATCATGTTGAATTATCAAATGATAATACCTTTGTATTTTCTTCTCAGAAGACGAATGCATTGTTTATGAGACTCGGGGTTTTCACGAGTTCATCAAGTCCTGGAATAATTGGATATAACCCTGTGACAACAGAAGATCGTTTGAATGATTCAAATATCACAACAACATCCACAGTAAACGTATATTACTCAAATGTATTTTTTGATGGATCAGACGTTGCAGGGTGGTTAACCGGAGCAACACGAATTGAAAAAACAATAAAAACTGACAACATCAGAGAAAGTGATGGATACTATTATTTTGCAAATGTTGAGAACATAGATGGTAACTTTAGATATGATGATGTTCTTTTTGGAAGAACGTATGACATTAGAATATTTTTCAACACGTCAGTTTCGGAAACTTTTAATTCTAACACAAACTCATCAAGTGTTACTATAAATTTTAGTGATGTACCAGCATTAAGATCAAAGAATATAAAAGTTTATAGGAGTTCCACAAAAACATCATTGATATTAGATTATAATGTAACCGGAACTTCTACATCAGGAAGTTTGACATTTACAGAGGAAAGATTGCGTAGTACATATTCATATTATTTAGTGTATACAGATGGATCGGTTACAATTGAGACTGAAACAGTTGGTATAGAATCTGGTAAAGATCTTACATTTGATATTCAAAGTTCAAGAACTGCGATACAACCTTCAACTGGATATCTTCTAGTATCTTTTGATGTAATAAATACAACTGAGAGTGCTGCAACTTTTAAAGTTTACACTTCAAGTGATCATAATCAAAGTAATCTAATAGGATCTGCTTCAATAACAACTGCTGCCCAAACAGTAACATTAACACATCAAGCTGAATTTCAGAATAACTACACATACTACGGTACTCTGACTTATCTATATGGGTCATCAACTTCAAGTGATAGTATAACATATGATGGAAATATAGTTTCAAATCTCATGCAATCCAATGTTACATACATGGGCTACATAGGTACTTCAAGTGTAAGAAGTTTCGGTTACGGTGGTAACACTTCAAACATATTTCTTGGTAAATCATTTAGTTATTTGAGACAAGAAACATCTACAAGAAAATTTGATCCCACTGCGTCTACTTATATAGTACAAAAACTTGTTGAAGATGCCGCAGGATCTAATTTATCTGGGTTTTCTTGGAACGATGATGGTACATACTTTGCAGTTCATGTTCAAGGGAGTCCTGATTATCTGTACATATGGAGAAATGATACAGGTATCAATTATCACATAAATGGAACACTTACTAAAATGTCAAGAACAGATATACAAAACATATCACCCGGAATAAATGAACCAACTGGTATGTCATGGGCGAATGATTATCTGTTTATTACAAGTTCAGCTACAGGAAGAATACATAAAGTTCTTGTAAATTCAGATTATTCTATAACTGTAACAAATGATAGTTACCTTTGGGGATCAAATATGAGATGTATAAAAGTTTCTAGAGATGGCAAAACAATTGTTATAGGAAACACTACAAATGTAGCCTTGGCAATATTGACAATGCATATTCCATTTGATATAACAACGGCGACATTTGTTGGTAGAATATTTCTTAATAACGTAATTCCTTCATCTGATAGACCTTCCACAGTTTTACCGAACGCTTTGGACATGGATGATATAGGTTTACAACATTTAGCAATGAACTGTCAGAATAATGATAGAATGTACTATTTGACATTTGACAGAGAACACATAGAAATCTAAAACTTGTGGTAAAACATAGATAAAATTATCATTTTCAATAATAATAATGAACATTCAACTGAAGAAGTTCAGACCTGAGAACATGGCAGATGATAAAGTCTGTGTGTTCATTGGTAAACGTGGAACAGGAAAATCAACACTGGTAACAGATATTTTGTACTGCAAAAAACATCTTCCAGCAGGTATTGTTATGTCTGCCACTGAGGAGGGTAACCATCATTACAAACAATTTGTTCCGGATCTGTTTATTTATGGTGACTATGAGAAAGAGGCAATAGAGAGAGTTCTTGACAGGCAAAAAGCTTTGGTTAGCAAGGGTAAAGATACAGGGGCTTTTATACTTCTTGATGATTGTATGTATGATAGAAAGTTCATGAAAGACATTTGCATCAGACAATGTTTCATGAACGGTCGTCATTGGAAATTGTTCTTTATGTTGACAATGCAATATTGTATGGACCTTACACCAGACCTCCGTGCAAATGTTGATTATGTATTTATTCTCAGGGAAAATGTTATTCAAAACAGAGAAAAACTTTATAAATCATTCTTTGGTATATTTCCAAGTTTTGATATGTTCAATCAAGTTATGACAGCTTGTACAGAGAATTATGAATGTCTTGTGTTGGACAACACATCTAAGTCAAACAAGATACAAGATTGTGTTTTTTGGTACAAAGCAAAGATTAGAAAGAATTTTAGAATAGGTTCACCTGCAATTTGGAACTATCACAAAAATAATTATAACCCTAATCACGAAAGAGAAAAACAATCAGGAGCACCACCCAAGAGAACTGCGATGAAGATTACTAAAAAATCATAACTGTTATAATTAACATGTCATTCGGATTGATAGGTTTGGGAAAGATGGGTGCAAATCTCGCACTGAACATTTCAAAGAATAGAGATTTAAATATATACAACAGGACAACTGCAAAAACTTTTCAGATATGTGACAAAAACCGTGTTCGTCTCAATGGTTTCAGTAATGTTGAAAGTTTTATTGAAAGTACAGAAACACCAAGAAAGATAATAACAATGATGCCAAATGGAATCAACTTTGATAACTTTTTGTCCCTAATGGATCCAGGAGATGTTATAATTGATTGTGCAAATGAACATTATGAGGTTTCTTCAAAAAAAGATCAAGAGTGTTCCAATTGGGGTGTACAATATTTGGGTGTGGGTATGAGTGGGGGTGCATTCGGTGCTCTTCACGGACCAGCTGTTATGATTGGAGGGAATGAAAGTGCTTGGAAAGAAAATAAAGAATTTTTTGAGACATTCTGTAACAATACAGTATACATTGGTACAGAACCAGATGTAGGACATTTTACAAAGATGGTTCATAATGGCGTTGAATATTCAATGCTCCAGTGTATAGCAGATATATATTCATACTGCAACCATGATGGAGAACTTACACAAGAAGTGCTTCAAGGTTGTGATCAGGGATACATAACAGAAACTGCACAGGAGGTACTAAGAACTTATTCTATTGACAATATTGTTGATGATTGCAAGATGAATAGTACAGGACTTTGGTGTAGTCAGTACGCACTTGAACATAATATACCCCTGACTACTATACATACATCTGTTCAGTACAGAATAAACAGTTCACAAAAATCTGATAAAAATTGGATAAGAAATCAAATTGCTACACCGAACATAAGTTATGCACAGGGAGCAATAAGATTTGTATTTGCCTTGGCATTTTATGAGGGCCTTTCACTTGTGAAGCACAAAGGTATAGATCCTGATAAAGCACGACAGGCTTGGTCAAAGTTCACAATTATAAGGTGTGATATGACAAATCTTAATGAACAAGAACTTTTAATGGAGATGGACAAAAACATATATCATCTGAGAAACTTAGTAAAGAGTTGTGTGTTTTTGGGTATAAACATACCAGTTCTTAGTGCCGCTTTACAGTATTACGAGTTTACACACACCACACAGACTCAGATGGCTCTTATCATGGCTCAGAGAAACTATTTTGGAAATCATGAGATATGCTTCCACAACAACATTACCTCATAATTGTTCAAAAACATTTTAGTATTATCATCAACTAACCACTTGACTATAGTGTCATAAGAATCCGAGTCAGACAGATCCATGTATTCAACCCCATTGACAAAAACTAACTTTTGGGTTGAAGGCATCTCCTTACCGCATGAAACACTTATACGGATATTATTATACAGCAAAATAACTAAACAATAATTGTCACTCTGTGACAGAATATGAGGCTTGATTTGAGAGATGTTCTCTAGAATTTCTGTCCTTGAGCAATTAGTGAAAAGAGAGAGTACTTTTGACATAACAACTACAGCATGACTCTGATACATATCCAGAAATATACCTTCATTACCTTTTTCATGCAAGACAATATCTATGTATTTTAGATGTTTAATTGGTTCAGTAATGTTCAACATGTCTTGTTTAGCAATATAATGATCATTGTATAGAACTTTAAGATTATTTGATACAGCAAATTCATGTATAAGTATGTTCTCGTGGGGTTTTTCAATAACAAATGTGGGATGATTCTCCTTAATGAAGTCCATATAAGGTTCAATGTTTTCAAAAAAGGATTTAGAAGGAACGGACATATACATAATATTTTTTTGACCTACATATGGAGACAGGTCTGTTTTATTTGATCTAGACATCATCTCTCCCTTGATTCCATGTTTTTTCAAAGCCGGTATAATTTTAGTTTGTGCAAGATGACCTCTAGATCCAAACAGGTGTATGTTGGGCATTTATCATACTGTGGGTCTACCTTTTATGCTGTAAAAATACATAACTAACATAATTATAACACCCAGTGGTAGACCAACTTTCCACAGTGGAATTTTTTTACCAGTTTCCACGGGAATCTCTTGTTTTTTATCCAAAACACGTGTAAGTTCCCCTATGGCCTCATGTAAGTTATCGTTTGTTTTAGGTTTTGGGGCTTCATGATCAATTGTTATGATCTCAAGAATCATAAACCAACCACAATTTTCTTGTAAGGGAAGTCTTTCTCTTGCAAACCCTCCCAATTGTGATTGTTTTATTGTTAGCTTATTTAAACTTATAGGATTGAAATAATTTAGTTGAGGTTGAATGTGATGCTGTTTCCAACACTGGTCGCGTGTTATAGTTTCTTGGGGGTCTAATCCGGCAACCCTATCTAATGGAACCCTTGCAAATACCTGTCCCAACTCTTGATCAAGAATCTGTGCACGAGTGGGTATTTCATCAATTTGAATATCAATAACGTAACCCCCTGTGTAAACATTTCCTCTCAGTGTTGCTACATGATAGTCAACTAATCTTATAGCTATGACATCCTTGAAGTTCTCCAGGAAGTATTTAGACTCTGCAGCTCTAAGATCAAAAATACAATTGTCAACAGTACCAGAAGTTCTTTGTGAAGAATCCAAACTGATAAGTTGTGACTTTTTAGGAACGTTTTCCATATATAAATTAGAGACGGAAATAATTAAATGACAACTCCCTCACCGTGTGGTAATTGTGCAGCGTGTATGGGATTTCCAGGATATGGTCAGTGTATATGGTGGTACTTAAAAATTTGGGACTCTAAAGTAATAGAAAATACTACTAATGCAGATCTTCGTAAAGACTCTCACAGGAAAGACGATCACACTAGAGGTTGAATCTAGTGACACTATTGATAATGTCAAGGCAAAGATTCAAGACAAGGAGGGGATCCCACCTGATCAACAGCGTCTTATCTTTGCAGGAAAGCAACTGGAGGATGGGCGCACTCTCTCGGACTACAATATTCAAAAAGAATCAACACTGCATCTTGTATTGCGTCTGCGAGGAGGTTTTTAAAAAATAATTAGATATTAATGGTTCAACTAGAAACTCTTGATCTTAACAATGAAATAGAAACTTTAGGGGCTACAAATGTTCTGGTTCCTGAGTCAAAACCACCACCTACATTGCCTGTTGAAAAAAAGAGCGAAAAACCTCCAGAAAAAAATATCAATAAAGAACAAAAGACTATGGATTCAACGCCAATTTCCGATATTATGGGCAGCCCAGAAGTTATGAATGGTGATCCGATGATGGCACAGCAGATGATGAATGGGGCAGCACCACCCGTGCACATGATGAATGGTGCCCAGCCTCAGCAGCAGGTTGCACAGCCTGCACCCCCCCCACCACCACCCCCCCAGCCAACAAAGTCAAAGAATCCTCTCAATCTCACTGATGAGCAGATGGAGGCACTTATTGTTGGTGTCATCTCAATTCTTGTGTTCTCCAGACCAGTACAGGAGAAGCTAGGTGATTTTGTACCAAACTTCACCGGTGAGGATGGTCGCACCATGACTGGTGTTGTGGTGACAGGTTTACTCGCTGCCCTTATTTATTTCTTCGCTCGCCGATTTATTGTGAAGCAGGCTTCTTAGTGGGTGCTTTATTACCCACACCAACCTTAAAACCAGTTACACTTGCCAACATGGCAATCATGTAAAAGAATATTAAAAGATAATAGAATGCAGACTTCTCGCTTGGGAGACCGTAATGTTTCAGTATGCCAGTGTCAGCTAGACCCATTAAGTACCAAGCGCCAATATATAACAAACAGATTATAACATACAACATAGATGCAGTCATCTTGTGTTCAGTAGGTTTCTTTATAGCTTCTTCTAACTTCTTGTTCAATGAAATAAGTTTGACAATACCAGATGTAAGAATACCAACAAGAAGTAAAAGTTCAACATTCATCGGGAATGCAAAAGTCCCAGACATTGAAATAGCTACTGCAGGCAAGAGAAATATTGGTAATAACTTCAAATAAGGATCATTTGTAAAGACTGGAGCCATAGACAAACCAAACATAAACAAAAGAATCATAGCAGATCCAAAACGAGGATTTACTTTTTCAGCAGCTCCTGTTATAAGACTAAACATTATATATATTAATATATCAGAATTTTTTCTTTTTTACAAGAGAAAAGATCTTTGAACGGAATGCTCTAATCTCTGATGATTGTTTCTTCCAAAACTCTTGTGGGTCTTTTTCATAAAGTTCCCAGAATTCAACAATTTCATCATCTTTTTCAACATTATCGGGTTCATCAATTGTATAATTTAGCCTATAGTTCACTTCATCCATGTCAAACAAAACCATATGGGGATCTACCTTGTCTCCTGCACATGTCTCACACCACAGGTGCCAAGTTCCATTGGGTCCATCGGACCCAGTGTCCCTCACCCACCCCTGTACAAGTATTGTATCATCCTTGTTGAGTTCATGATACAATATTGGTAACCAAATACCCTTTTGATGTTGTAGTTTATTGATTCTCACATGAAGACAAAACCTTCGGATCATTTATTTACTATCTATTTATTTCTTTATACATTTGGAACTAATTTTGCTGAAGACTTTTTAACAGTTAGTTTCATTATTATATAAAAGATTAAAGTATACGTTCCTCCTCAAAACTGGTTTTCGTACATAGTGTTATGAGACGAAATGAAATACTTAGTTCCTGAACCTGGAGGGTCTACAAGATTGATTGTGAATTCAGTGCCAGTATTGTTTAGTTGTGTAGGAACGCTACCTGACGCAAAGTTTTCATGCACCGAAATCGTTGAAAGATTGTAAGCGGTGGAAAGTTCCAAAATAGCCCCACCGCCAGCAGTATACAAAAAAAATAGAACCTTTCCATTGTTCGTGAATTGAAAAGACGCAACAGATTGACCTCCCGAAATGGTATTATAATCGTAGGTAGCCGAAGCTCCAGAATCAGGGTTTATGCCTTGAAGACTTGAAACATCATAGGCAGTGGAGAGAGAGTATTCATATAATTTTTTAGAATCACTACTCGCCATATAGATTTTGGTCCCATTATCGTTGAAACTCATAGACAAGTGTCGCTTTCTTCCAACACTGAAAGTGTAATCTGTCGGTGAGGATATAGTAGTTAAATCCCACGCAGTACTCAGTGTGAATGTCCTTATCCTGTTAAATGAAACTTCGTTGCCATTAACTTTCTGACCTTCGGTATATTGAGTGATATACAATTGTGTGCCAGCGGCGTTAAAAAGAATTGCTTCATATCTTCCTGCGTTTGCGGTTGAAATAACAACATTTTGTGAATAAGACGCTGTTGTTATGTCGTAGTTTGTCGTCATATCATATTTATAGACCCGATCTGCTGAGTTGACTGTATCTGAGCCAAGCATAAAGAAGGCACTCCCGTCTGGAATGAAATGAACGTCTTTAACGGGGTGGCTGGAACTTAAACTAAATGTATTTCCAGTAGAGGTGTTATTTTGAAAAGAGACTAATGCTAAACTTTCGCCAAATACTACTTTGTTTAAACTTGCAAAAAATCCTGCAAAGACCATTGTTACTAATCCTTGACATATTTTCCACAGTACTTTTCCCTGGTAGGTATAGCTTCATAAATACCAAGTTCAATACAACGGTTTTTGAGTATCTCAAAGTTTTTCCAAAATTGTTCGTCATGTGAATAGTTATTTGATACAGCATGTGCAAGTTCGTGTATCAAAACATGAAATGCTTTGTTTACAGCATCTACACCTGGATCTATGCATAGACCAATCTCTTTTCCCTTAGATACATTGTATCCAACTTCACCATACTTTTTAGAAAATCCAGTAATAACTATTGGTTTTTTCAATTTTTCCATACCCGGTGGTAAATTATCTCTTAAAATAGAGTATTTTTTATGAACTTCAATGAGAACGTCAGGACTTCGTGTTGAAAAGAGTGCCCATGTCGCAAATACTAAAAGGACTATGAATAAGACTAGCTTCATTTTACTATTTGGAGACAAAAATAAATGTGCTATAGAGTTGTGACATTTTCCAAGGACTTTCAAAAGGTTTCCATTCTACTAAGTGTATATCATTGTGTTGCAATTGTGTTATAAGAAGATCCTTATATGCAATTGGTTCAGGTCGGGGTCCATCTTTGTAGTACGGAGTATCTACCAGATTCACGTACAACTTTTCACCAAACCCACCCCATCCAGTATCTGATGGTTTACGGACAATGAAGTTACCATCTTCATCACTGAATGATGTATGCATCATAATAAAATCTGAATTTGGAACACATCCAATTAACTTACCTCCCGGTTTAAGTCTCCTGCGGATATTTGTTATACTCATTTCAAAAAGTTTTTTAGATTCAAATATATAATGAATTGAAAAATTATAACATATTATGTCATACTTCTTGTTAGGTGTATTCATTATATCTCCTTCAAAGACAGAAAGACCCATATGATTATTTTCAAGTTGCGAGGCCCTCTTCTGAGCCTCTCGTAGAGAGTCTTTGTCTGGATCACATACATCTAGTCTCACTCCCATCTTATTCCATTTATGAAGATCTCCACCTTGTCCCGCGCCAACATCAAGAACACGATTACCTCTTGTAACTGTTCTTTCTATAAGGTCTCTCTTAATCTGATTATGATGTTTCCTCATAGAATCTGTCCAAAGGGGCCAGTCTGTTTTATAGGTTTACTGGGAGTTTCTTCTTTAGGTTTCTGTGATTCTTTTATCTTATCCATTATTATATAAATATGTTAACAAAAGTTTTAATTGAAGCATTATTTGTAGGAATATTACTTGTTGTAGTTGGAAAGTTTACACTGGGGAACAATACAGATGTTAAAAAATTATTTATTACTGGTGTTATCGTTCATATTATATGTGAAATCGTTGGATTGAACAAATGGTATTGTAAAAATGGAGCAGCATGTAGAGGTTTAAAGAATTAAAACGTTAAAAAATTAGAAATGGCATCTCTAGAACAAGATTACACAACTGTACCCGGACAGCTGTTTGCGTGCGTATCTATTGTGGGTCCTGATTGTCCACAGAAGAATGAGAAGTTTGGTCTCAAGATTCGTGGATGTTTTGCGACACGCGACGAGGCCGGGAATCACGCAAAGCGTCTTCAGAAAGAAGATGCGACGTTTGACATTTATGTGGTTGACATGTATAAGTGGCTACTAATTCCTCCGGATCGCGATCATATTGAAGATGTTCACTATAATGATGAAAAGCTAGAAGAGCTAATGACTAAGTACAAGGAAAACCAGGCTATGGCCGCTAAGATGTTTGAGGAACGCAAGAAGGATCTTACATCTAAGCCTATGAGTGGTGATATGCCATATGTGAAGGCTGGTGATGAGAATTCAAAGTACTACAATAAACCAGACGAAGCACCAATCTCACATCCAGCAGAGGTGGTTGAACGTCTCCGTTTGGAAAAGCCAGATATTCCAATGGAAGAACTCGTCAAGGAGGCTGACGAAATTGTCAAGAAGGAGATGGAGGGACGTCAGAAGGAACGCGAGGAAAATGTTGATAATAATTAATATGGAAGTAACGTTTCTTCTCACATGTTTTCTCTTCGCGGCACTCGTTTACTTTTTTGTAAAATTCATGCAGATTTACAACACTGACAAAAATTATTTGAGATTTCTTCCTTGGGTTGAGACAAAAGTAGAACCAGATGAATTCCCTAAATATACTGATATTATGGTAAAAAATGAAACAGTGACAGCAATGGAATTATTTAGATCACTTCAAAATGACAATGAAGCCCGAATCATTGGAAGTACGTTTAAACCAAACACATTTACAATGACTGGAAAGGGTTATGGTGACTTTGTAAATTTTGATCCAAGTGATCTTGAGACTTATGAAGGTCCAAAGACCTATAAGTTTGTGGGAGAGGGGGATTATGATTCCATTGAATTGTCAGATGAACTCAAGAAAAAACTCAAGGATTATCAAAACAATCCAACAGAGGCAAAGTCTGCCAGTATCAGAACTGAATTACAACAATTGTATAGTGTTGAGAACACAAAGTACAAAGCACCTGGTCCCAATTATTATGAAGATACTTTACCCGTGTCTTAAAATAACAGGTTGCATAGTTTTTCCCATAAAGAATCCAAGAATAAAAGCAATAAATATAACTACATAAGCAGTTTTATCCAAGTTAGAAAATGGATCAGGTTTGCTAACTTGTGGGGGCTGTTCATAGTACTGAAACTGTGGTTGGGGTTCATAGTACATAAACTGTGGTTCTGGTTCTGGTTCTGGTGGTGGAGAAGGAGGACTTAAATTTACATCTTCGGTTCTTGAATCATCAATAGATGGCGGAAGTTGAATACTGTCCATTTTTAATTAAAAAACACAATTTTTTAACTGGAATCTTCCTCAACAAAGTCTTTTAAATTTCCGTTCTCATCTGCATCTTCTGTGTCTTCTTCATCATCTTCAGATTCATCTTCTGTCATTATAGAATCTACATCACTGTCATCTTCATCTTCATCGTATTCGTCATCAGTAAAATCATCCTCAAACTTATCAACAATAGGTTCGTATCTCACTGGAGGTTTAACAATTCTGCCAGACCGTGTGGTATACATATATTACTTAATCCATGTTTATCTTTTAAGTGTGTATATACTTTTTCTTTTAATTCCTTTGCCTTTTCTGGATACAGTGTGTCCTGTATAAATTTTGTAAGTATATGAGCTCTACTTGAATAGTTTTTGCAAAAACCATACTTTCTCTCTTTTGTTGTTTCGCACCTACAAAAACACTTCTGGCATATGTTTCCTCCATTATCTCCTGTAATCAAAAACCATACGTGATTTGAATTATGTTCCCTTCCCAAATTTTCACAATATTTTGAATTTGTTTTTAACAGATAATCTTTACCATCCTTGTAAATCTTTTGAACCCTAGCACCTGACTGACCTTTTATGTGCTGCCTGATGAAAGTTTCAACATGTGCCTGTATCTCACTGTTTAAAAATTCATTCTTTGTTTGTTTTTTGGTGAAATTACCCTCTCTCTTTTTAAAAACAGTTTCATAGTCCTCAATAGATTCAACATTTACGTTCACACGTGTTTCATCTGTTCTTACAGTCACATTTATGAGCATATCAACAGTTGGATTAGAATCTACATATGTTATATCCTCATCCATATACAGAAAAACTGGTAAGTAAGGACCTTCTGTGAGTTTACCTGTATTTTCACAAACAACACAGCCCTTACCTTGACAATGTTGGTGTTTTGATTTTTTATGAGACCATGGAAGTCTGAAACCACTACCTACATAGACAGATTTATCTATTGTATTTTCCCAATCAATGGCCGAATATACCGACATAAGATGTTTGAGAATGTGTGAGCGTATATTCAAAGCCTGTTCTTGATCAACAACACAACCAGGCCAATTAAGATGAATACCAGTTTTTATCTTTCCAGATTTTGGTTTTGGCTCTGATACACTTACGATACACTTGATTTTACCAGTTATATTCTTTACTTTGTCACACACAACCTTAACAATCTGTTTTACAGTTTCAAGATTAATCGCTTCTTCATCTACATAATCCATATCCATAAAAAAGTTATAGCATGGGGTTTTTTGTTCAACCACGTAAATCTTTTGGTTCTTTTTGATACATTGAACGTATTGTTTGTAAAAGTCATTCAATCTATCAATTGGTACATTAAGCACACCCCCATCCATAAGAACATGCGAACCTGAACCTTTTTGTTTTTTCCATTCTTCAAACATCTTATTATATAAGAGCTTCATCTTTTTATATTATCAGTCATTGGTCTAATTTCCTGTTCTTCACGTGGTTTAGATTTAAGCTCTGAGTTGAGCTTTTGTATTTCATAAAGTTTCATTTGTTTAAGTTTTTCAATAGTTTCTTCTATGATATCATCTGTGATATTTGCAAGCTGACAATACCTGCGAATAGCCATCTTCATATTTATGCCAACTTCTAACTTGTTTAAAATTTCTTCCATTTATGTTCAACGTATAGAAAAAGTTTTTCTATTTGACGAAGTTAATCCATTAATAAATTTAGGATTTCTTATAACATTGTCAACTATAAAATTCCATTGTGGTCTTTTGTTGAACTCTTCTAGTGTGTCAAATGACATCATGTCGTTTTCATCATAGCATCTTCTTGATACTGGCTTTTTCATGTTTTTATAAAATTCCTCTACGTATTTTTGTTGAACATTTCTGGGAATATTAAATTCAATTATATATACATGATATATTATAGTAACATCCAAACCATTTTTTAAATCTTTTAATATTTCCTTCTGTGTTCTGTTGTTACATTCAAAATTGTAATAACTATAAACACACTGTCTAATATTTATTACACCTCTTGTTTCCTCTTCAAGTTCTCGGAGAGCTGCCACAATAGGGTTTGTAATCTCTTTTTTCCTACACCCACCTGTTACAAATATCCACTCTTTGTGTCTACGATCTCTTACAGTGAGAAATCTGGGTTTACTCTCTGTAAATGACACTAAACATGTTATCGCTTTATGCCGTACTTCTTTTCTCAACATTACGGATTCCCGTTAATATACCGGGACAAATTAATCCTCCTTCTTGACATCAGTTTTCACATCTGAAATTTCCGTTACCGTAGCAACGGGTGCAGGAGTAGGTGGAGGTGGAGGTGCCTGTCTCATCATCATAAACTCGTGTGCAGATGGAATGTTAGCTGGACGCGGAGCCTGAGCGGGAGGAGCTGATTTCACTTTCTGAAGTTCACGAAATAGATACAGAAGACCGAAAACACATAGAACAACTAGGAACATCATAATGTTATCACGTGAAAATGGGATCATTTTATGATTGCTTTATAGATTTTTCTGGATAAAAAATCGCACCCATTACGTCGGCGGCGATACGTGTGGGATAACCGTAGCGAAGATCGGGTTCCCTGAGTGGCAACTCCCCTTGTTTAAAATTGCCCTTTGGTTCATAGAACGAAACATTTTTGTGAATAGTACCTTTTGTAGGATCATATGTTACTGCAAAAATAAACGCTAACAGAGCAAAAATTAGAAGCAAATGATTAATATTCATTTATATTAATTATGGATTTTTTTTCGTGGATGCAATTGTGTGAAATCTCAAAAGAAAAGAATTATCATTGTACCCTTGGAAATCAACAGGCACTCCATTTTTACCCAACCATGAAACATTTAGTCTATCTATTGACTGGATTGGATAAGGATAATCAATAGCAAAATCATAATCACTAGATTTCTTGAATCTCTTTATTTCACCCCCATTCACATCCATTGGTATTAATCCAAAAGTTCTTCTGATATTTTGACCAGCAAAAAATCCAATTTCATTACTGGTCTGTGGAAGTGCATCCTCATTCAGATTTGTTCTGAGTTCTTCTATATCCAAGAATATTCCCTCACTGGGGTGAAGATTTGCAATTTTTGTGGATTTTATAAAGTCCTTGTCTCTGTATCTAGTGTTGTCTGAGTATAACTCTATCTCTAAACTTTGATAATCAGTTGCTACATTTGAAGAATTAATTAGACCTGACTCAAAACCTAATATGGTTCTCATCTCGTCTGTATTTACTTGCATTGAAAATGGATTTGTACTTGAACGTGTAAACAAAAACTTTCCTTCGTTTGGAAGAAAAGTTGCTGTAATACTACATATGTTACTTATGGCATTTGTAACTTCAGTTGCAAGTCCAGTCCCACTGTAAAACCCTGGAGGTATACTGATCTGTGTAAGATCCTCACCTTGTGTAGCAGACACGTTACTTACAGAAATAACACTTGTACCACTTGATAGGGTGTATATAGTGTTAGGAACAGTTGCATGTAACAGCTCAACACGCTTTACGTTTTTTACAGGACTTGTGAAATGTAGAACATAATTGTTACCACTTGGATACTTTGTTTGATCTCTATTCTCAGATGAAACAAAAATGTGTTTATATTCAATGTATGGTAATGACATCTTATTATTTTAGTATATTTTTAAAATTTAACAAAAGTTTTCACGATTGCATGTAAATTGAAATGTAATAAATGTGTTTGAATTTACTGTGGCGGGAGATCCATCTTCATCTAGAATTGAAATTGTTAATCTATCAATGCTCCTTATAGGATTAAAATATCTAGTAGATCTATTGTAATCATATTCTGATAACACAGATCTGCTAGATTGATTCACTGGAAAAGAACACAACGAACCATTTATAAGTGTTTGTGTTGAAGGTTCCGAATTTAGGTTTGGTGTGACACCTGTGACATTAAAATGAGAAGTAAGTTCTTCACATTTTATATAAGCAACATTTGAAGCTGATACGTCAAAGCTACCATTGATAATTCTAACCTCAGTTATGTTTTTCAGTGGTCTGACTAAATGATTCACGAAAGAACTTTGAGAGCCATTTAACCAGGTGTTTGAACTGATAGAGTTTGTAAACACTCTGTAACTTTCATATTCGCAATTATTGTTCATTTAATATTACAGGACATTTAAATAAGTGTCCCACCAACGCTGTCGTCTGACATCTCATACTCAGATTGATTCACAACGTACTCCTGAGCACCACATACCCCACCTGGTGTAAGACCTATTGAATATGGTGAGTCCTTCTTGCCAGAACCAGCCACACAATCCATGCTTACTGGAAGATCAAAAAAAGATCCCTCCTTTGGCCCAGAGACTTTCACAGGCTTGCTGGGTACATATCTAGCCTTTTTTGGTTTCATGAAAATAGAAATAATAATGAATAAGAGTATACCAAATGCCATAAACATCATGATCTGAGAAGAATTCTTCTTGTTGAAAAACATCGTATTATATAATTATTATATATTTTTTTCATTGCGTTAAAGGTTATACAATACTTTCCTACTAGAAGATAATAGTCATGGAAGATGAGATAATTCTTGAACGTGAAGGTCCTTCTAATGTGATGAAGTTAGATCCTGATGAAGAGGCATTCCTCAATGAAATAGAAATAAAACCCCATCCAAAGAAGTTTCCCAAGAAAAAGAGGGTGTCATATGCACCTCATCCACAGTATAATATGGAGGAGGAAGAAGAGGATATTGGTGCATTCACAAATCCAAATAAAGCAAGTGCTCGTCCTCCACCACCAGCAGAAGTCGTTGATTATGGTGATGATGAATCACAAGAAGGTTATGATGACGATGTAGGTGGTGGGTACGCCCATGGACCCAGTGCACCAATGGGAGAACAACCATCTGATGGTTACTCAACAATTGAAGATGAAAAGGCTGATATATTGAATAAATTGACTCGTCTTGAAAAGAAGGGTTTCAAGATAAACAAGCGTCTTAATATTTATTCAAGTGCTCAAGAACTACGCACAGAACTCAAGAGGGTTATGTACAGTATTGAGGTTGATCAGTCCATCAAATTCTCAAGACGAATGCTTGTCGCCTGTGTAACAGGTGTAGAGTTTCTCAATAAGCGATACAATCCACTTGACATTCAGCTAGAGGGATGGTCTGAGAGCGTTATGGAGAATGTAGATGATTATGACGGTGTATTTGAAGAACTATACAACAAATATAAGACCAGCGTAAAGGTTGCCCCAGAGATCAAGCTTATCATGATGTTGGGTGGAAGTGCTATGATGTTCCATCTTACAAACAGTATGTTTAAGAGTGCAATTCCCAATATGAATGATGTTATTAAACAGAATCCCAATCTTGTTCAGAATATGATGGAAGCTGTAAAGACTACGCAAGCAAAGAATGCTCAAAGCCCTCCACAGGATCCCACCCAACGTCCGACGTCTCAATCTAGCGGAGGTCGTTATGAGATGCAGGGCCCTGGACTTGACATAGGGAGTCTTATGGGAGGTATTATGATGCCTCCTGCAATGCCAATGAATACTTCCCAACCAAAGCTTGAACCTGTAGTAGAGGATGATAATGATAGTGTTTCTGACATTGTTTCAGTTTCAGGGGAATCCACTGGGGGTGAGACAAAGGATGTAAGTGTCAAACCTGGCAGAAAGTCTCGCAAATCAAAAAAGAATGAGATTAACCTATAAAAAAATCATATATACATAATAAATGTTATCATATACACCGATAGATTTTGAAGAACCTCAACCACCTCCTAGAGTTCCAATGCCACAAGAAATTTCACAGAATGAAAAACCAGTTCGTCGTTTTGTTCTTAAAACAGAAACTGATTATGTGGTGATGGCATTTGTTTTGGGAACAATAATTTTGATTATTTCAGATATGATGAGTAAGAAATGAAAAACTTTTTAATGGAGGTTCCTCTTTTTTTTCAGGAGACTCATCACCCTTGATATCATATCCACCCTGAAGATATACTTTTCTCCTTTTGTAAAACATAGCACATAATATACTCCAATTGTCTCGGATATCATAAATGATAGGCGGATTCTTAGCCCCACCTCTCATTATACGACCGATTGACTGTTTTACGTCAGACTTTGGGGTTGCCAAGATAAGAGTGTCCAGTGTTGGAATATCTAAACCTTCGTGTGCTAAGGTGTATGTACCAATAACTATAGTTTTCTTTGAACTTTCTTGTAGTTGTTCTTCTGACATTCCTCCCATATATAAACCACTTATATCTGGAAATTTTTCATGTATCCACTCACAGTGTTGTCTTCTCTCCGAAAGAATTAATAATTGTCTTGTTTTGGTTTTCAAAATATTTTTCACAATCTTTACAATCATCTCATTTCTTTCAGGACACTCTACAAGGTCTGTTATCATCTGAACTAGAGACAACTTACCAGTTCTATTGGTTGGGGGAAGCTCTTTGAACATGGGATGGTTATATTCTTGAACTTTTACCAACACCTTTTCCTCTTGACTCCTCTCAACTTCTATAATTGTATCACCCATAAACCAATGTAGAACTTTTGTTAGACCATCTTTTCTAAGTGGAGTCGCAGAGAGACCGTACACATACTTGGGACACATTTTGAACAGAGACTGTGAAAACACTTGAGCACATATGTGATGTGCTTCATCTACGATAACACAACCTATTGAATCAAATGTATCAGAAGGATATTCTTTCATTGACAAAGATTGTAACATTGCAATAACAAAGTCGTGCTCTGTGTCAATTGTATTTTGTTGAACCAAACCAATGCTGGCCCCGGGAACAAATTGTTTTATTCGCTCTCTCCACTGGTTTGCCAAAAACTCTTTGTGAACTACAATCATCGTACGGACACCTAGGGTACAGGCAATTGCCAATGCAACTGTTGTTTTCCCATATCCACACGGAAGTGATATAATACCATGTCCACGGGACACAGCAAGATCATGAGCTTCAATCTGATGTGTCTCGCGTCTGAGCTTTCCCTCAAACTTAACAGACATTTTAGCGGGTTCAGCACGTACGTCTTCAGTAGGGGGACCATATTTTTCCTCACCCCAGAACCTAGGAACACAGGCTGTGTCCTTTTTCTGTTTGAATACCTTGAAAGCTGGTGGTTTAAATGTAAACTCTGTGTTCACGATGGGTCTCACGGTTAGTTCTTGTCTTATGTCTTGATTCATAGAACATATATATCCAGATCTTGTGAGCCTCATTTAGTAAATTAAAGTATAGAAACTTTAATTCTATATACAATGATTGACATTGATGATAACATTGATCAGCTAAAGCAGGAACTTCTCCGCCTAGAGGGATCCCTTCGGGTGTTTCAGAGTCTTAAGCAGGCGGGGGTCACAAAAATTCCGGTTAAACAAGAAAATCTAATTATGAATACAAAGGAAGTAGTAGAGCATGTTCAAGGTGAAGGGTGTAGCGGACAAGGAACAGATTGAGCGTTTTAAAGAATTTAGTGATGATGCTGTTTTATTGCAATGTTATAAAAACAAGATTGAATTTGGTTGTACATATAACAATGCAGTTGAACAAAGAATTTACGAAATTGAAATAAAAATGCAAAAAATTGAACCAGATTGGTTAGATCTTATTGATTAGTGTGAGCTTCCATGCAACACCAGAGTAATCACCTACATTCCACACACCACAAAATTCAATGTTCACCTTTATGCGGTCACCCTTTTCAATCTCATAAAAGTGTTCATCAGTTTTGCATACAACTCGTTTGTTATTCCAAGGAACCTTTACACGAAGTACTGTTCCCGATAAAGGATCATGAACCATGACATTTTTTATGTGTTTTTTAAAACTTTCGTGAATATCTTTTATCCTCTTGGTAGTTTCGGCAGATAGATCTAGATCTATGTACTTTTTGTTATTTTTTGTATACATCTTTTCACCAAGTTTGCAATTACAAAAAATGTTTATAATCTCTTTTGATACAACAGAAGAACCCTTGTTTCTAAACTCCATTGTTTTTAATAATACCCAATGTTTTAAGTTTATTAATAAACTCACGCTTCTCACCAGTTGTCATCTCCGTGTCATTGTTAACAATCTCCTCGGTGAGTGTTTGTCCCTTTTGGAAATGAGCAATCTCTAGTCCTGACAGTTGCATACTGTTCAAACGGAAGTCTTGAAAAGCCTTCATTGTCAGCGGAACCAATGGGCATACTATATTATAAATAGCACGTGCATAGTCCCTGATCTCAAGTTGTGCATGATCTTCCATCCTCAATTGAAGATAATGCATCAGATTGTGGAGATTGATCTTCCAATAGAACTCTGTGTAAGTTGACTGAGGTAGGTGACAGCGAGCCAGCTCACGGCAACAACCCATACCCAGTATTTCATTATATATTTCAAAAGAAGCCTCACATATCTTCTTTGGACCCTTCATCATCTCAACCTCGTCAGGACTCCCTGGAATCAGAGGACCTCCAGATCCCTGACGGTTTGTCTCGGACTGTGTACGATACTCCTGTGGCACATAGAATTCATCAGGGATAATTGAATACCTTCCAGAAACCTCATTAACACTTGCGGTTCGGTGTCGGAGGTGCTGTCGGGCCACAAATATAGGCATCTTAATGTGAAACTTAAATTCAATCATCTCAAAGGGTGTGGTGTGCCAGTTCCTCAACAGATATCGGATGAGGCCTTCGTCGCTTCGCGTAGTTTTTGTTCCCGCGGCATAAGATACCCTCGCAGCCTGCACAATGGCTGAATCAAGATTTTCTCGTGGCATATGATCAACGAGTCTAACAAAGCCTTCATTATGAACCTTAGTTTCCATTTATTAACTATTGACCCATAGCTTTAATAAGTTCTTCTAGGCTTGAGAAATACCTCTTGAGATCCTTGACAAACCTCTTATCCTTCATAAGGACCTGTGGATCTTTCTCTTGTTTAACCAACCAAGCAAGATTTGGGATTGAATACTTTGTTTCTTTTTGATTCTCAGTGGGTTTGCGAGACTTTATAGGATTCTTTTCGGTTGTCCGGGGCTTGCCAACAATCCTACGATTCACATAACTGAGAGCCTGCATCACTGTGTCTGCGAGGTCATCTTTCTTCTTTGATTTTTTGAATGTGTCAATCCATCGTTTGTTAGTGTCACATGAGTCAAGGAATTCACCGCAACGAATGATGGACGTCTGTTTGCGCTTCTTGTACTGAGCCTTTCCAGGACCAACAACGTCAGGGATTTTATGTCTAGCATCATATTCAATAACTTCACCTCCCTGTATCTTTATAATAAAATACGCATGGAGAAAGTGTTCAACCATCTTCATGCGTTTGTTTCTGTCTGGTTGTTTTTCAATAAGAACTGTTCGGGCTTGAAGCAACCAATCTCTGCTGTCAAGGTGTCTGCATAGAGCTCTATAAAGGCCATCTGTACTCTCTGGAGGCACGTCACCTACTTCCCATTCTACAATAGTATTGTTATTACTAGGATCCAAAAGACACATGGCCAAATTTTTAATACCCACGTCAATACTTAATATCATTTAAAGGTTAGATAGGATTTTCTTTAAATGAATTGTTGGTGGTGTTGTCACCCTCCAGCTGAGCTTCGTATGCCTTTGTCATACAAAAACGAAAAATTCAAAACAACTGGTCAATTTTGTAGTTGGGAGTGTATGAAATCGTATGCCATGAAGAATACAAATCAAAACAAGATGGGTAATATTTGTATGCTTATAAATTTAATGAGGGTAAAACATTACGGAGGAGACTCTCGTCAAGTAATTATGCGAGCACCAAGTCCATACTGTCTGAAGATGTTCGGGGGGACAATTGACATTGAAGATTTTAGAAAATCAAACCATAAAACTTTAGTGGTAACAATGCCAAATGAAGAACATAAATTACAGACTATACATATCAAGGCTGCCGAAGAAAACAAAACAGTCTCAGATAAAGACCTAAAAGATAGATTGAAGCGTATTCACAGTTCAAGCGGTGAAAATGAACCCCTTAAACTGAAAAGGACAAAGCCATTGAAGAATCAAACACAGAACAATTTAGAAAATACTTTAGGATTGAAAAAGAAGAAGTCTTCTTTGCTTATTGGTGGGTCTTGATTTGGGTAGATCTTGTGTCTGAACACTGTGAAACCATTCGTCTCCTTTGTGTGCAGTCCATTGCAACTTTGTTCTTTCAAGACTCTTTCTGCAAAGAACACACGGAAAAGATGTTCCTAGTATACCGTCACATCTCATACGGTATACAACAAGATCACCATACACTCTGTGTACCCATTTCGCAAACTTGTGTTCTGGAACACCCTTTTGTTTACTCTCTCTCACAAGTTGCTTAATCATTTTTCTTTCTGCACAACATATACAGTCACTAACAATACAACGATCCAACGGCGACTTTTGCCAGGTAGCATGTCACGTGGGGATACATTACTCTCTTTGATATAACATAGAATCAAATTTTTAAGTGACAGTTTGGGCAATGTGTCAGTCCATCTTTTGAATCGCGATAGTAATGACAGTTTTTACATTCAAATGGGTTACGAGGAATGCGTTTTTTCAAACCACTCTGAAGTTTTTTAACAGGGTTGCCTTCTAACATATCACGTTCTGCCATCTCTGATAGTGTGGGAAACATCATACACAACAAGGGAATGTTACTTTTATCTTTTTCAAGTTAACAACACCCTTACCAACCTCAATAAAATTGTCAATTAGGGTTGGAATCATAGTCTGAAGCAACTGCTTTAGCGTTGGTGTGTCCTCAGTTGTACACAACTCAAGTGCTATATAAGTAATAAGTTTTGTTGCAATATTCTTCTTCTCTGGCCCTGTGAGTTTTGTCATTGTATTAGCTTCCATCATAATAGCCAATAGGACTACACTGATGTTTTCGGCATTCACACCAGTATCCTTGAAACGTTCTTTAATATCATTGAATTTACTGATGTATGATTCAACGTTTATCTTGTGGTTGTAATTTTTCAACACACTTTCCATACTTTATATAGTATTGTATTTTTTCCTCTAAGACTATGATCCTTGCAACAATGTTTATGTCGGTTGCATATGTAACTTTCAAGGCATTCAAGCCTGATAGAGCCTCCTGAAGCGCCTTTTTGTCACATTTTTCGTTAATGCCTCTGTTTATGATATTTCTTATATATGTCAGTGATGTCTGTCTGTTATCATTTCTGATCCATCTCATTACAGAAGTTAAAACATTGCCAGAATCATGAACATCCAAATGTCCAGAACGTACTCTCAATTTCTGTCCTTCTTTTATCATAGATATAATCTTAAGAGACCACAGAATATCTTCTTCGTCCATATTATTATGGAATTGATACATATCTCTATATTTTTAATAATCCTTGGTTTATTTCCACCTTTAGAAGATACAAGAAAGACTAAAGAAAAATATAATAAAACTTTTATATTTGTGTCAATACTTTTTTACTGTATGTTTCTTTATGATTCAATAAAAAACAGAAAGGGACTTGAAACTGGTGTTAGCACATACATGCTATTACAGTCATTGAAAAATACAATAGATTATTTCAGAGACGAATAAGTTTGTAAAGATGTCCTAATATTGTATATTTTTCATTCCATGTCAAAAATCCTTGTTGCAACCATTGGTGATACACAACATTCATCAGCCACAAAAGACAAATAAGCTTTTGAAGCTCTTTCATCTTATTATAATGGAGGATCAAAAGGTTTCGTGGGAATTTGTGCGTGACCATATTCTCATAAGACTCACAGACCTTGAAGAAGAGGTGCGACTTTTACGAGAGGTTTGTTGGCCAGTTTGTCAAGCTTTGTCTGAGTACAGTCAAATTTCCAATACCAGTGAAAAACAGAAATTTTTTAAACATGGAGGTACCAGGGACACTGATGAGATGATTATGCTTCTGAAAAGAAAAGCAAAATTATATCACATTCTTCAAAAACAAAGTGGAGGACTCCTCAAAGAGGAGATCGCGCGTGTATTACACAAGTAAGAGTGTTTTTTCTTTCTGGAGCAAGAAGTATCCGATTTGGAAAAACTGGTTTGCAGTTTTTCAAAAATATCCTGTCATGGTAATCTGGCCAATTTACCCAACCATTTGTGTCATTCACCGTATATTTAAACTCTTTTAATTCTTCTGATGTATATCCATGCATTATGTTTATACGAGGTATCGCAACAACCTCTGGTCTATAATATGATAATATACCTTTTATGTTTTTCAATAGTCTATCGTCTGGTATTTCAGTTGAGTGAATACAGAACATATACTGACCATTACACATCTCATAATTAACATCTGTGTTCCAGATATTTTTAACTCTTGGATATTTTTTCATAAGATGGAATGTTCCAGATTCCAAACCGACTAAACTGTTGTAACACACAATTTCATCTTCTGGATCAATCAGCTTCGTAAGATATGCTAGTAAGGTACACAAGTCTTTACTTCCACTGAGAGCATAAGTTATTATCATAACATATATATTTTATTTATACATAATAATAATGGGTAGAGTGAATTATTCTACAAATCACGTGCTTTTATCTGTGACACAAAAGCCTTTACACAGGTATACTCCAAGCACGCTTGACGATACTACGGTGTATGACAATCTTCCATCGGGTGGAAAACAAGGAAACCGAACAAATTACTCAGAAATTACAGAAATTAACGAAAGAACCAGTGTTGAATTTGATGTTCTTATTATACTTATTTATGTTCCAAGTGGTGGTGAGGTCGCTGTCACGGTTACAGCCGAGGGTGGTGTATACAGCTTAGGAGACTTTACAGGCCCATTGGTCAGAGGGAAAACATATCAATTTACATATCCAGTTGGACATCCTTTCAGATTTTCAATAACAAGTGATGGGACGCATGGTGGTGGTGCTGAACGCAATCATGGTATCACTGTGAGTGAAAATGTTTTGACTTTTAAAGTCCCACAGACTGTCCCAGATACAATTTATTATTACTGTACCATTCACAGCGGTATGGGTTCAAGCCTTGCTGTTGGGTATGATACCACACTGGCTGTACCAACTGGTTATACAATAAGGTGGATAGATGAAGACGAGATATTTACATCTAAGATTGATCAGGATGAATTTACAAGATCACTAGGTAGAATTACAAACATGTTTACAACAAGAAGACCTGGGGCTGAGTCTGAGTACTACGACACAACTATGGTTGTTGCACTTGGAGCATATGAATCTATGAGTTCTGCAGCCACGGGTGGACCTACTAATAGTGACTATAGTATCATCGGCGGACAAGTTGTTTACAGTGGTTGGACACCCGACGGGAGACTTACATTCCGTGGAGGTTTAGACAACAATGATCAGCTGTTATCATTCTCTGGACCAGCTGGCAATTTTACTGATATAGCTATAACCCACGAGACACTACATGCCATTGGTATAGGTTCAACGACCGCAATTGCAGGACGAAACTTCAATGGTATAACAGATATGTTCTTGAATCTGGGTAACGGTACTGATTATTTATGGACTGGCGCGAATGCATTGGCTGCATATAAAGCATTTCACTACAACGAACTAGCTTCAGACATTGAGGGTGTTCCGCTTCAAGCGGAGGATGCATCTCATTTCTATGACGGTTCCGATGGTGGACTTAGATCACAAGAGAGGGTTATCAATGGAAAGACTTACAGAGGAACATGGAATGAAATGGTAACTGCAACAGGTGGCACACATGTGACACCCCTTTCCGCGGGTGTATTGAAAGATATGGGTCTACCGATTGACATGACCAGGGCCGAGAGCTGTTTTGCTCCTACAATGCCCAAGACTTGGGCTTTTGATGTTTCTATTGTTGGGGGAAAATTTAGATTTGCTCCCAACACTTCTGTGTACACAAATGTTTATTCACACACCACCATAACAGATGTTGATAATCCCACCCTAAGACTGGAAAGACTTGATACTATTGTGTTGAATGTTCCAAGTGGTTTTACAATGAATGTTTATTCAAACACATATTCTGGAACACCACCATGGGATTCACTTACAACAGGAACAATAAATGGAACAATAACTATTAGTCCTCAGGTTGCAGACAGGAATGACTGGTTGTACAATCATGTGTTGTACGCCAATCACAATGATAGCACCGTAAATGGCTTTATAAAGGTGTTTGATATCAACGGGACTGACGGTGATATCAGTGGAAATGGTGTTTTTGATATTAATGATCCTACAAGCGTTGATTATAACCCAGAGGCTATTTTGTGGCAAGGTTTCACAACAAATTGTTATGCAACTACTTCAACCACACCTGCGGAGTTCCCTCTCTATACAACGGGATCTATATCACAGCCTTGGGCCTTGGCGACAACATGTATATACAGACGTAGATATGCAGGCTTTCTAGAGAATAGTGATTCTGGTGTGGTTCTCTTGAGCCAATCAGACGACCTGGCAACATCAAACATATACACGTCTGGTGGAGACGGGATACTTGCATTGTCCTTCCATGAAAATCCAGAAGAGGGTAATGTGTTCGTACGTTTCCGGGTGGGCACTTCAACTGCTGGTCTACAGATCCAATCCGAACCTGTCAAATACAATCATTATATGACTGGTATATATGTTGATTATGACGGCACTTCTGATTTAAGAATGTTTATGTATGATTTTTATTCTGACACATTGTCACAAGTCCCTCTAGCAAATTACACAACCCTTGGGACAGGGTGGAATGGTGTGATGCGAAACACAAACTTCAAGATTGGAAAGGCTCACACAGAGGCTCTGTATTGGAATGGTAAGGTTGGGAATGTTACCGTGACAACTCTAAGAAACAATCAGGCTCTCCCTGTTGAGGCTGAGATTCTAAGCATGATAAAGACACCTAGAACGTGGTCAGAAACATACAAACATGATAATCTCTTCAGGAAACCTGATGAGGCTGGGGATTATGCAGTTACTCCTGATATCGCGACCCAAACATTACAATATACACATTCTGGAAACTACTCCTTCCTTAATGGAGCTTTATTCGTTTCTCAAGGCGGTTCAAGTGATATCTCTAGGACTCTTACAAAACCTGATACATTTGTCATTACAATAGATATTGTATACAATAACAAAGATCTTAAACTTTCTACAACATCTGTATACAACAACACAGGTAGCAATGGCTTTCAGCTATCTGCTGCAGATGCCATGGCTGCGGCAGTAGCAAATGTTGTCACTGACGGTGTAACATATACTGAAACTGGAGACGGTGTGACAATAATTACAATTGATGGCACAAATCAAAACCTTCCAGATACAGTTTATGTAATTTCTACGACGGACTCCTCGTGGCGAGATGGACCAATTGAATTTGACGGATCTTCCTCAGTTACCTCAACTCCTGTTAATTTCAAGGTGAACAGTTATACTTTTGGTTTAGCAAGCGACGCAGCAACAAGTTCTGGTCTTGCAACAAAGGTATGGGTCCTGAGTGGAACTTTACTACAAGATGACTTGATAAGTGTAAATTTTGTTAATAATATAAACACTTCTGATTCAACACAAAATCTTACAAAGACTAATTAAGAATGTGTGATGAATGTAAAAATATTGAGAAGTGTCCTTATTGTGGACAGGAGTACATGAAGATAATGATGAAGTATCATATATCAATTTGCATAAAGAAGACCACCCATCCCGTTCTTGATCTTTAGGATGTTGTAATTCACAGCATATATAGTTTTAGTGACAGTTTCAGAACAGTGAAGTTTGAAATTATCTATACGGCTGAAATTGAGGGTACCGGTGGGCTGAAGTTTTGATACATTAAGACAGAATGGGTATAAGAACATATTTTCTGAGTTTGAAGAAGTAAAATCAGTGTGATAATAGCTGGGTACAGCTGTATAATTTGGTACAGATATGTCGCTATCAGTAATATCACAACCGTTAACTTCAATTTTTATAGTGTTACTTCTAGAAACAAGACTGTTTGTTGTTGCATTACTGCTTGCAATAAATTTTACAGGATGATTAAAAGATAGTTCTTGTATCTTCTCATGTGAGGGAGTTGATTGTTGAACTTGATAAACAAGCATCTCACCACCTTCTGTCATCTTTATGCGTTCATCAGTATCAAGACTTGCAAAACATGCATATAGATCTATGTAATAATTAATGTTAAGAGATGATGACCATTTGATTCTTACCTCAACATCATGGTATGATAGTGCAATAAGTGGTATGGCACTTTGCCAGTTTTCACAAAAGAAGAAACGTAGTGGATAGAAAAATGATTGTGAACCTAGACCCCCATGAAGACTTGCTGGAAAACTCTTGGAATATGTCTGTGCAAATGTGTCTATTGCGATTTCTTCTGTAAATGTGACATCCTGTTTATCAATTACTTGACCACCTATAAGAAGCTCACAGTAATCAATTACCTCTGACCAGTTTGTTATAAGTTGCGTTGTACCACTTACAGAGGCTGTAAGATAAACATAACCAAGAAGATCACCTAAACGCTCAAATCTAACAGTAGAGAGACCCCCGGGTCTAGGGGAGCCTTGAATGAGTTGTCTTTTTTTGAAGATTGAAAATGGTGTGTGTCTCTTATACATAGACTTAAAAAATGACACTTCTGGGTTTCCTGTAAGAAAAACATCTTGTGCTCCTACAGAAACAAGTTGAACTATTCCTGCTGACATTATTATTTACTTGGCATAATTTTTGAGAATAATGTATGCCAATGAATAAAAGAATGACATTACAATCATTTCTTTAGTGTTTGTTGAATTTCCTGAAAATTTTTTGGATAAAGTATATCTTATTATTGCAAAAACAAAAAATGCCAGAATAAAATTATAAAGATTCTTGTTCATTATTATATAATGTCACATAAGATTTCTTTTGAAGGACACAAAGGACTTCTGTTCTTGAATGATCAAAGTGTAATGTTTTATGGTGTTAGATTTTCAGGAATTTTAGAGGCTGTGAAATTCCTGAAAGATCTCAATCCAGGTGGGTTCTATCAGCCATGGTGCTATGGGAATACAAGGGGTGTAAAAGATCTCCAAACTAAGAAAGTTTATATACACAACAAGTGGATGGACTCTGAAAAGACTGCTGAGTTGTATTTAAAAGTATGCCGCTAATTTATATAAATGTTTTACGATGAAACAAATACATCTTCGTACAGGGATGGGATACCAAAAAAGTATTGGCACATGAAAGACATAGAATTTGATGATTGGGAAATACCACCATGGGAAGTTATTCTTGATAGAAATATGTGTTTGGGAGAAGGTTCTTTTGGATGTGTTTACAAAGGTAGTTGGAGATATATAGATGTTGCTGTTAAGGTTGTAAGTGATCCTAAATTGTCACCTCTCTTCATTGAAGAATTCAACACAATGACACATGTCAGACATCCTAACATAGTTCAACTCCTTGGTTATGTGAAGGAACCTTTCATGATTGTCATGGAATATCTACCGGGTGGTTCTATAAAATCACTCAATGTTGATCAGTCGCTTGATATTGTCAAAGCGCTATATTATCTTCATCAACGCAGACCCACACAAATCATACACAGAGATATAAAACCATCAAATATAGTCTTAACAAAATCTGGAAGACCAAAACTTGTTGATTTTGGACTGAGTAAATGCAAAGATCTTGAGAATTACGAAAACACGGTTGGATCAATTGGTACAAAGGATTTTAGAGCACCTGAAGTAAAATCTGGAAACTATGATTATAGGATAGACACATGGAGTACTGGTGTTGTGTTTTTGAAATTTATTGAAGATCCTTCAATAAGAAAATTTGTAAAAAATAATATGGTTGTAGAAGATCCTAACAATAGAAAAGAGTTGACAGAAATAATAAAATTTTTAGAAGATTGGAAACCTAGGAAATGTTCTTGTTTTTAGTTAATGAATTTAGTATATCAATGCTCTTTGAGCAATCTACGTCCCACCAAGTTCCCCGTAGAGTTTTATCTGATGATGATATAGAAACTTCTCTAGTTGGAAGAACATACCACGGAACATTTACAAAATTCTTGAGATCTCTAAAAATACCTTTATCATGTGCAATTATAGGCTTTTCAAAATAGTTTGCCTCTAAGATAACTACACCTGTACCCTCACCCCGTGTAAATGTAATAACATAATCACACGAATTATACAAACTTGCTGTAACTTCATCTGTTAGTAATTCTATGTTATCACTATCTTTGATATCTCCTTGTTTATCTGTATTAATTATAAGACGATGATTTGTTCCCTTTGAAAATTTATTAAATGTATCTACCAGTGAATTCAAATTTGTTCTCGTAGAGTTTTTTCCCACGTATAAAAATACAAGTCTGTTTGTATCCTTTTCTTTTGAAACTATTTCTGGCTTTGATTGAATTAATTCTGAAGTACAATAGTTTAGTGATTTACAACAAACTTGATATCTGTTGTACAGTATCTCTTTTTGAAATTCAAAAGGAACTATCACACGAGAGAATTTTTTCATCTCAGTTATAATATCCGGATGAACATCAGATGTATAAAATGTTGTATATAATTGACTTATTGAATGAAGTGGTAATGTCTTTATAAAATCATTATACCAAGAATTATAATTTTCTAAATAGTCTGAAAATGTATGTGTATTAAGTGTATCATCATCCGATTGATGAAAATGCTTTTTCATATATGTTTTTCCAAACCCTAGCGACCACCACGTAAGAGGAAGATCTGGCCTCAACATATGATTGGGTGTATCTAATACAGGATCTGGTCCGGATTTATAATTCTTGGTAATGTGTTTTACAAGATCTTTTCTAATATATGTTACTTCATACACACAAGGGAGATTACCGTCAAGCCATGGCTGTAGAGGGTAATTATTGCCATGAATATGTACTACATAAAAGTGTTTATTCATGAAATCCAAAGTTTCATTCATTAATTTAAAATTGTTAATTGTATGAAATTCAATAATTATCTGTGAAAAATTAGTTATCTTCTTTGTGTCTTTCAGAATCAACCATTCGTATCCTTCAATGTCAATTTGAGCCATTATATTTTTACAATTTGTATGACCATTTGAATCCAAAATGTTATCTATTGTATCAAATACATCTGTTTTTTGATTGCTTATACCAGTTTTAAAAAAATGCAACCAATCTGGTTTATTTGTAATACCATTTATAGTATGATCATAAACATAACATTCTTTATTATACAATTTCCAAAAACTGTTTTCAAACTGTATCTTGTCTTCTGATCCTAAACTGTACAAACAATCGTATTCTGGGAGTCCTTCAAGACACACATAACCACCATCTCCTTCATCACCAATCCTTATTTTGTCAAGTTCAAAATTATAAGGAGTCAGCTTTCCTTTCAATAATTCGCAATTTACTAGAAATTCACTAATCATTTAAAGATTATAATGTTTTTATCTTTAAATGATTGATAAAGTCGCTGTAGTTACAGGTTCAACGGGGCAAGATGGTTCATATTTATGTGAACTTTTGATTGAAAAAGGGTACAAAGAAATAAGATGTGCAATTAGAAGATCTTCTAGATGCTTGTCAACGTCTAATATAAAACATCTCCTTGACAAGATTTCAATTTATGAATGTGACATAACAGACTATACAAGTGTTATGAAATTGTTTAGCGATTCAGAAGGTCCTTTTGAAGTCTACAATTTGGCGGCACAATCCCAGGTTGGTACATCTTTTACATGTCCACAAACAACTTTTGAAATAAACACAATAGGAACACTTAATATTCTAGATGTTATTACGAAACTTAGCATAGTTGACAAATGCAAGTTTTATCAAGCATCAACGTCGGAGATGTACGGAAAGGTCAAGGAAATTCCTCAAACAGAAAAGACGGATTTTTATCCCAGGTCTCCTTATGGGATTGCAAAATTGTCTGCTCACTGGCTAACAATAAACTTTAGAGAAACACACAATCTTTTTGCGTGTAATGGTATCTTATTTAATCATGAATCTCCACGGAGAGGTAAGTACTTTATCACACAAAAGATTGTAAAGGGTTTTGAAGAAATAAAGAATAACAAGATAGAGTTCATAGAACTTGGAAATCTAAATGCTAAGAGAGATTGGGGACATGCTAAAGATTATGTCTATGCAATGTGGTTAATGCTTCAACAGCAAAATCCCGATGATTATGTAGTTGCATCTGGTAAACAATATTCTGTTAGAGATTTTGTTGAAAAAGTTGCCGGTTATCATGACATTACTATCATATGGGAAGGAGAAGGTGTTTCTGAAGTTGGGAGATGTTCCCGCACTAATAAAATCCTTGTAAAAGTTTCTGAAAAGTTTTACAGACCGTGCGAGGTTGATACATTAGTTGGAGATTCTAAAAAGATCAGAACACTAGGCTGGAAACCTGAATTTAACATAGATGATCTTATTAAAGATATGATAGATAATTATTAATAAATGATTATTGATTGTTTTACATTTTACAATGAATGTGACTTATTGAAAAAAAGGATAAACTATTTATCACCCGTGGTTGATAAATTTGTTATAGTAGAATCAACTATTACACATAAAGGAAACCCAAAAAAATTATTTTTTGACATGTCCCAATATGATATGTCAAAAATTGTACATGTTGTTGTTGAGGATAATCCGGTAGATGAGAACCCCTGGTCGCGTGAGAATCATCAACGTAATTGTATAACACGAGGTCTTAAAACTCTTGAATTGTCAGATGATGACGTTATTATGGTTTCAGATGCGGATGAGATTCCTAATAGAGATATAGTAACAAGCTCTAAACAAGCTCTTGTAACTTATCCAGTTGTGTCTTTTCATATGTTTTCATTTGAGTATACATTTGATTTTATTCAAACTACTGAACCTTGGTTCGGGACAGTTATGTCTACTTGGAAACAATTTAAAGAAAATGATAATTTCCCACAATTTTTAAGAAATAATCGCTGGCATTTTCCAAAATTAATTGAATCTGGATGGCACCTGTCTAGTTTCGGTGATCCTCAATTTATTGCGAATAAGATACACAATTTTGCACACTGCAATGATAGAGATAATAGTGATGTAGACATAGAATTTTGTAAGAATCTGTTAGAAAAAGGTATTTCAAAGGATGGATTACACAAACACGCACAAACTCCGCAAGAAGTTAAAGATTCAATTCCCAAAGAACTTATATAATGAATGTCCAATTTTCAGTTGAAAATGGTATTGCTTTTACAGAAATAAATGGAGTTAAAGGTACATTAAGACAGATGGATTTTGAAATTTTAAAAAAGGTTTCACAGACAATTTCTGATAATGGAATATATATTGAAACAGGTAGCTATCTAGGATGTAGCGCAGTTATAATTGGTCTTTGTAATTCAAACGGTTCAATGATATATTGTCATGATATATGGGAAGTTGATATGAATAATCTTTCTAATGATGGAGCTCCTCCACCCCTAGTTGAAAACTATTTTTATAAATTCTATGAGAACGTAAGAAATAACAATCTAGAAAAGAGAATTATACCTATTAGAGGTGATAGCAAATGGTCATTAGGTATTCACAAGGACAATACTGTTGACCTCGCTTTCATAGACGGTGATCATTCATACGAGGGTATCACAAATGATTTAAAATCCGTATGGCCAAAGATGAAACATAAAGGATATATATTATGCCACGACTGTTCACCAAATACCGAGACACTACAGGGTTTAACGGATTTTTGCAAGGAAAAAAATATAACAATTAATCATTTTATTGGGACTGATATGAAGATGATTCAAGTAACTGTTCAGTAGGAAAAACACACTTTTGTTGATCACACTGAATCTGAACAAGTTTACATTTTTTTGGTTGAACTACTCTTTTCTCAACAACAACTGGTTTGCATACATAAACATATGGAGGAACAGTAAACATATTTTTATGTATATTATATAATAATGAATTATTTAATTGTGTTATTCGCAATGGCTCTCAATATTGTTTTGCCCATGTTGTTTTCTCCTCTTGCCTCTGTACAGGAGTGCAAACCCAGTACAGGGTGTGGTGCAGATCTTGGTTTGAAGGGACAGATTATGCATAATATGTACCACAGGAATCAAAATATGCTTGGGAGCACTCTTATAACTGGTCTTATTACTCTTTTGGCTCTCTTAGTGGGGAAGTACTTTTAGAACCTCTTCTATAGCAGGATGTCTCTGAATGTCCTCGTTTTCTAATATTACTCTCTCTATGTAATCCAATTGCTCCTGATAACAGTCCATATTGTTAACAAGATATTCCAGACCACAGTCTATTCTGTTAGGAAGATCACACTGTTCGGGATCACCAGAAATAACCATCCATGAATCCATACCAATACGAGTCATAACCATTCTCATCTGTTGTGGGGTTGCATTTTGCATCTCATCTGCCATGATATAAGATCTGTCAAATGTCCTACCCCTCATGTAAGCGAGAGGGCAAACTTCTATGGTTTTGTCTTGTACCATCTGTTGTAATTTAAAAAAGGGAAAATATCCTTCCAAGATATCATACATTGGTCGGGTCCATGGACTCATTTTTTCATTTATATCACCAGGTAGATGACCTAGTTCTTCTCCAGCCGTAACATTTGGTCTGGTCAGTATGATCTTCTTGATCTCCCCAGCCTTCAACTTCTCCGCTGCTACTTGACAGGGGAAGAGAGTCTTCCCGGAACCTGCTGGTCCGGTGGCAACAACAATAGGCTTTTTTCCCTGTAATGCTTTCAAGTAGACACTCTGATTGACAGTTCGGGGAACTATTACTTTCATATACTATCTTAGGGTATTTTATTTCATTTATCCTGGTCATGGTTGGGGACAAAGGGACCGAATCTCTTCTATACATCTTGTATAATATATGTGGCAGTCAAAATTTTATATAAAAAATAAAATCCTTCAACATACAAAGAATATGTCATCAGCGCTCACTTATAACAAGGCAATTACCATCAGGAAGAATATGATGAAAGAGCAAAAGAGGGCTCAGGCTGTATGTGCCCAACGTCCCAAGTCCCAGGACTGCCGTGTTGCTTGGGATCAGGTTGAAGAGTTATGCTCAACACTAAGTGACTGTGAGATCAAACGCTCCGTTGAGATGACGGAGGAACTCCAGGCTGAACTTCCGTGGGAGGAACCATCTAAATTTTATGATGTGTAAACTTAATGGATGGTTTTATAGTGCAAGAGATAGCAAAATATCTATCTGAAAAGGAAGTTTGTAAATGTCAGTGTGTTTCAAAAGAATGGAAAAGACTCTTTAAAAAGTGTGAGTTGTATCCTCAAAAACCCAAAAAATCAAAGATGTGTGGATGGCCACCTCGTCCTAGACACCTGACAAAAAGGATATCCGAGTACCTAGACTTAAGGATTTACCTCAATTACTAAGAAAAGCATGTGTGGTATTATTTGTGCCTTCAAAAGCAAAATCCCTCGGGGACGGACCCTAGCTCATAGGGGACCAGATGATCCCAACTGTGAAGAATCTAATGACTTAGTTTCCATGAGATTTTCAAGGCTATCAATCAATGGAGGTACAACTGGAAAACAACCATTCGTTGATGGAAATCATATGATGATATGCAACGGTGAAATTTACAACTTCAAAAAATTTTCTGATCCCAATGAAACATCTGATTGCAAAGCACTCTTTGATGTTCTCAAGTTGAACAGCCCGTTTGAGGTGTGCAAGAGTATTGCACACACTGAATTTGCGTTCTGCTACTGGAACGGTTATGAACTTTGGGTTGCACGTGATCCTATCGGTGTTCGTCCTCTATTCTATACTCGTCCACCTGGTGGGGGTATCATATTTTCAAGTGAGGCTAAGATTCTAGCACCTCGTAGGGTCCGTATATTTCCACCCGGACATGTTTATTGTTCTGCCACTGATAGTTTTGTTTGTTATTGTCCTCTCATGTGGAAACCCCCACCGACACTTGAATGGAATACACCTGTTGATAATCTCAGGAACGCCTTAATAAATGCAGTAGTTGATCGTACTGACATGAGTGAACGACCGGTGGCTTTTCTTCTTTCGGGTGGGCTTGATAGTAGTCTTGTTGCTGCGATAGCATGCAAGCACTCAAAGAACAACTATGTCTATACCTTTACAATTGGAAAGGAAGATAGCCCTGATGCGAAAGCTGCAAATGAGGTTTCTCAACATCTCAAGACACTTTGTGAAGAAAATGGAAAGAACTACCGTCATACTCACATTGATTTTGATTTTGATATGGGTTTTAATTTTATACCCAAAGTGATTTACGATATTGAGAGTTACGACACAACAACTATTCGCGCAAGTGTTCCAATGTGGATGCTTTGTGATTTCATATCAAAGAGCACACCATGCAAGGTTGTCATGTCAGGTGAGGGAGCAGATGAGCTACTTGCCGGATACAAGTACTTCACTGGTGCGCCCACTGCAAGCGAACTCTTCTATGAAACAATTCGTCGTGTACAGAAGCTTCACCAGTTTGATGTTCTCCGTGCAGATAGGTGCACTGCTTCTCATGGTTTGGAGGTACGGGTTCCATTCTTGGATAAGAGGGTGGTTGACGCTTGTATGCAAGTTCATCCACTTCATAAGATGACAACGCATGACAAGATGGAAAAGACAGTTCTACGTGAAGCTTTCCAGGGTTATCTACCTACTAATATTCTATGGAGGCGCAAGGATGCATTTAGTGATGCAGTGGGTTATGACTGGGTAACATTTGTTAAAAATAAGTTTGAAAATGATTACCCAGAATATGATCGTTCTTTCAAGCACTGTCGTCCAGTAACGAATGAAGAAGCGGTGTATAGGCGGTTTTTTCAAAATTATTTTGGTAAGAGGAGCGACGGTCTAATATCTGAGATATGGCGCCCCAAGTGGACAGATGTTACAGAACCAAGTGCAAGGCATTTAAAGTTTTCAAACGACAATTAGTTATAATGGATAAGATAATCAAAAACTTTGACTGTGAAAACAAGGAACATGTTATGTGGCTAAAGAGTCTACACGAGGGGGCAACAAATATGTCTGATGGTAAGAGTCTGCGAAAAGCAATGGAAATAAATCCATTTGGGTACAAGTTGGAGAATAGTATGGATATTCCAGAAATTCATATGATTCTTGCCACAAAATACACAGGAGCAGTTCTCACAAAAAAGGCTTGGGTTCCCTGAAGATTATATTGTTAAATTATAATAAACAAAATGCATTGGATTATGTTAGTTCTTCTGTTGCTTCTTGTATTCGCAATACCTAAAGAAAGATATTATACCCCGCCTTCTAGACAATATGTAATGGCACCCCAGCATGATGTTGAGTATCAGTTACAGAATCCTTATTATGGTAGGGTTCATTCAGTGTTCAAATACGATTCTCCATCCGAGTGGCAGCAATGTAGCCTATAGTTATCAAGAAGAAAATCACAACCCATGAAGGTAAATTATTTCCAACCTCTTGATCAAACATTTCAGAATTTAACACAAACATAACATCAAATAAAGCGGCTAATACCAAAAACATTCTCAATGTTTCAAAACTATATCTGTGTACATTGAATATGCCAATAATAAAACACAACGAGGCTACAGAGTCTTTAAGTTGTGAGAGCTTCATGTTAAAATACTTGTACAAAAAAAATATAAGATATCTCAGTACAAATGTTAAACAACATGGCTATGCGCGATTTCTCAGTGAAGAAACTTATTGAGTTGTGTAATGGTGATCTGTCTGAAAACTCAATAAAAAACATTGAAAAATCTGTCTACAACTGGGCAATCCAAGACTCAAAAACAAAAAATATCGTTCCCTCTTGGGAAAGCAAGGTATTCCGCGAAAAGTACAAACAAAAGATGTGTTCAATTATCTTTACAATCAAACGTAATGAACAAACTTACTTGATTGAAAGGATTAAGAATGGAATTGTTAAGACCAAGGACGTCGCTTGGATGGATCCCGCACAGAGGTGGCCAGGTGGTCCTTGGGATACTGTAAAGAAAGAGAGAGATGAGAGGGAACTTAAGATGGCTATGGCTAACGGTCGTCTAGAAAATTACTCTGGAATGTTCAGATGTGTCAAGTGCAAGTCTGACAAGACTACTCATTATCAGCTGCAAACAAGATCAGCAGATGAACCTATGACAACCTTTGTAACTTGTCTAGACTGCGGAAAACGTTGGAAATTCTGTTAAGGAAATGGAACATTGTCTATTCAGTAGTCATGTCTCTCATTGACGTATCCATGGAAGAAGGCGAAATTATGCTTGCTCGGATTGTAGAAACTCTTGAAGATGGTTACAAAGTACAGTTTCTTACACCTACTCGTAATGAAGATTATTTTAGGTTTGATAAGCAAATTACTTTCATTGAAAAGGAATGTGTAAGTGGTTATTACGAGACAGATGATGTTACCATGGCTGGATATGCAGAAGAAGTTGGTGGACTATACTCACGCCTTGATGAAGATGAGGAAGAGTACTCTGATGAGGACGAAGATTGCGATGAGTGTGAGGATTAATCCTATTACTAATATTAATGGAACCCCAACAGTGTTGCGGAATAACATCAAGGAATCAAAGATGCAAAAAGATGTCAAATGGTAGCTCTAGGTGTTATGGAATAGATATATCTACATGCAGATACCATAAAACCAAAAACTGGATACATCAATGGTCATTGTATCATAGATATGATATACCAGAAAACATAAAAAGATATTTAGAAAACTTTTATAATATTCAGAAATTAAATTCAGAAACAAACCCACTAACATGTGTTATGATGACCACACAGGCTTGGCCAACAACAGACACTTCAAGCTTTTTCAGTTCTTTATTTGATAATCCGGAATGTACAAGTGAATGCCCAATTTGTATGGAAGATAATTATCTGCAATATCCCTTGAAAAGATGTCAGCATGGTTTTTGTTGGGGTTGTATAACAAAATGGGTCAGGGAGACACCAAACTGTCCACTGTGCAGAAAAAATGTTTTCAAATTATAAAATGAAGTTTGATATGCGGTTTGTTCTAGCGATTTTCATCACCCTTGTGATCCTATATTATATTAAAGTTAACAATCCTTGCGGAAATCTTGTCTGTAAATGTTCTAAGTAAAATCTTCCCATAAGGTAAAAGATGGAACCCTGTCTCGTGTGCATGGAGAATGTCCCCAACTGCAAGCTTGTATGCGGACACTCTTACTGCCGTTCATGTGTCAAGGAATGGTACTATAAGTGTGAAGATCCAACCTGTCCTATGTGCCGCCATCCCTTGTACTTTAAGGGTATGTACAAGACTGTGGATCTATGGGATCAGGAAAAGCATGAGAAGCAAATTCAAGAAGTATTCTCTGAATCTTTTGACGTTATTTGTGAGGAGTTCAGTGGGGAAGATTTTGAATTTGATTTTTATGAGGATGACATCATGACTCCTCAAGAACTTATGCTTGATGAGATTATTGAGATGGAAAAGAAGTTTAGGAAGTTTATGTTGTGTGGCGAGGATTGGGACCCTGAAGTGTTGTTTGAAGTCCTGAATGACCCCTTTTGTGAGCCATCTATTGAGACTGATCATTATGCCTATGAAAACCCTCCTAAAAAGAGCGTATCTGCTAATCAACCCTACCGCAAACTCATGCCCCGAGAGGCCAAGCGCTGCCGCGAGTCTGCACAGGATCCTATGGACATTATCTACGTGATCAATATATGTCCACTATAATTTCGTCAACCCCCATCTCTTGGAGTTCTTCAACTCTGTCACGAGGTACGGTCCATGCAAATACTTTCATACCGTTGTCATGATAGTATTTCACCCTGTCTTTTGTTAGATATCCCCAATAGAGAGAGATAAAATCAATATCCTCAACAATAGGCCACCCTAACATATATCCATTTGTTATATGTCCACACTTGTATTTTCCTTCATTGAGTCTTACTAACTCCTCTACACACTTTCTGTTGAACGAACACAGGTACCATTCATGGTCGTCCATCATGAACCGTGTCTCACGAACAACATCCCTAGCTATTTCTATAGCATCATTGTTGAACGTTTTAATATCAAGGACTAGCTTTGTGTTATCAAATTTAGGCAACATACTCAGGGGTTCCGATGACAACTTATCCCTGTCTGTGTAATCATGCGTCACTACAAGCTCTCTTTTAGAGTTTCTGTGCACATCAAATTCTATACCACGTACATTACGTCTCTTTAATACATATGGAAAAAATCCCGTTTTATTCTCAAATGTCTTGAGACCTCTGTGTGCTATCATACAACTTTTAAAAAAACTGTACAAAAAAAAGTCAAGAATTCAAAGACATATTCTTAAATGAATATATTCTTTCTATCATGGGACACAAACAAGTGTGCTGAATTGTATTGTGACCAACATGTGATCAAAATTCTTCTGGAGATTGTTCAGATGTTATATACAGCTTGGCATATATGTGGTGACCCTGACATGTTACTTCAAGCCCCTCCTCGTAAAGACGGAACACCTGGTTACAAACCTGTGTCAAACCGCAACCATGCTATGGTCATGTGGGTTCGTTCAAGCGAACATAATTATGTATGGACAACTCGCCTCGGTATGTCACTGGCAATTGAATTCAATAAGCGCTTTAATAAGATACACAGTTGCTCACCGCATATCATGTGGTTGTCAATGAATATACCTCCTTGTCTCAGCGAAGTAAAGAATCCAAATGCACACTATTCGCTTACAGGGTTCCCATCTTGGGTCACATCCGTTCCACAATGTATGCCAGAACAATACAGAGACACAGATCTTATAATAGCAAATTACAACTACTACAGAGGTGACAAGCTGAGATTCGCACGATGGAAACATAGATAAAAACAAGCAACTATTATATAATAAAAATGGCTCCTTACGATCCGCCCAACAATGCTCACTATACTGAGCTTGATGTATCTCAGTATGATGAAGATTTCATGTGGTTTGTAATTGGTCGTGAGGGAAAGAATTTCTATGACATTACCTCTTGGCTAAAGCTTCAGTATCTTTGGTTTGACAAAGAACGCAAAATTGTAGAGATTTGGGGGTCCTGGCGATCTCTCTCGGAACTTCAAGCAAAGAATCGTATTGCGGGAGTTCTTGAGAACTACCAAGAGATCTATGTCAAGTCACCAACAAATACATATCCGAGTCAGTCAGATCTGTCGGCTGATCCCCAACCGATAACACAAAGTTCCAGCCCCGTGTCTGTGTGAGGTGCTGTTTGCATAAAGTTTTGTCTTGGGGGGCACAAAAACCTAAAAAATCATATCTTATAGAATGCTCCTTGAGTTGTTGTTCGGTCCATTCCATATTCTCGGTTAAGGGAGGCCTTGCGGTTATTATAACAACCTTATACTTCTTAGACATACACAGATCTAAAAGATTCTTCACATGAGTAATTGTTTTTTCCGTTTTTTCATCTATTAAAGTATCATCTATATCAAACATAACACAGTCACCTGTTTTTCTATTCCTATTCTTAATAAAACTCACAACATTTTCCATTTATTTATACTATCAAAAAAACTTGTTCTATAACTAACTATGTTATCAGGGAACATAGGTAAAGAGTCAATCACGGGTGATTGGAACAATGGTGTCCTACGCTGACCTGTACCAGGATCCTATTGAGATCTCCGATGAGATTTACAAGGATAACATGTGCCGACAGGTCTCTCACATTGTGAAACTCAATCCCTTCTCGTATGAAACTTATGAACTTGAAGATATTGTTGATAAGGTTCACGAGTTTGAGGAATACCGTGACAAGGTTGATGGTCGTGTCAATGTAGACACAGGTTGTGGGAATCTTTGGCTTGTCAGTCAGATGCACATGTTCCATGGTATGCTTAAGTGGAGCACTCTCACTCTAGAGGAGATAGATAATTTCTTCAATATTCACGAAGAGCTTAAGGAGTTTATTGATGCTTAAAAAACTTTCTCACACAAAAAAAATGTTTAAAAATGAATCAAAATATCTCGGTACATATGTAAAGAACATGGAGGCCCTTCCAGAGGATGTCCTGTGGTACATCTACAAGAAGTACTGGAGCCTTCATGTTCTTGTTGAACTGTCTACTAGACAGGAGTTTCTGTGGAGGAATCCTAGTAAACAACTCCAAGACCTGTGTACCCGTGACAAGGGTTCTATCCAGTTTGGAGCCAATGATTTGTGGGAAATGATTGATGACCACAATCTTATATTACTAGATGAATGTCTCCATGGAGAATGTCCTAATTGCAAGGCTTATATGTGGCCGTGCGCTAATATGGCAGTGTACGGTTTTGAGAACCCATCTCTTGAAGGTATTTGGGGAGACATAAAAAACATGTATTAAAATATATTAAAGCACGACAGATCATATGGTATAAGATGATTCAGAACGAGCTTGTAGTGCGTTTTGCGATCCGTGATTTGCCGGTAGATGTTCAGAGAATCATCGTGACCCATATCCGAGAACCCCCCTGTGCACCTGTAAAGTCAAAGAGGCTTCAAGGATTCATGAAGAGATGGTCTGACACAAATCGCCCGAAGATAATGCCAAGGGTGTTATTTACTTAAAAACTCATGTTGACCAAAAAAATGTTACAAAACAAATTATGTTGTGAGTGACTAATAAGTAACACCATGCCATCCATTGTTGAGAAGATTCTTGAGAATATGCGCAATAAGGGTCGTCATATCAGACAAGAAAAACCTAAATGGCGTCCTATTGCAAATTTTGAGTCATACATGCGTATGAAGAAGCTTGCGGATGAAAAAATGGCTGAGGTCTCATCCGATCCAGACGCTATGCGTGAATATAATCGTATTAACCAAGAGAGAATTACTAATCTTCAAGAAAGTGTACCTGTCCGTACCCCTCCACCTCCAAAGCCTGCAAAATTTAAATACACTGATGATTTTGATCGCGTAAAAGTAGACCTCAGTGTATCTAAGAGTGGAAAAGTGCGTGTAAAACTTGTACAACCGTTTGTGTATCTTCATGAAAACTATTGGTCAAAAGGACAGTGTCCTCCACTAAAAGAGTACATAGTCAATCTAAAGTATGCTGGGTATCCAGATGAAGTATTAGAAAATTATATGAAAGTTCACATGAAAAGAGTCAATAATATGGATGAATCTCAGAAATTTATTGATAAAATTTTTGGATCATCCCACAAAGTTCTTAGGGTTTCCACCCTTAAGAGTAAAAATAATAGCAATAACAAAAATAGCTAAGCATACAATACCTATTGGAAGAAGAAATGGCTTAAGTATCGCCCAAAGTGAATCACCTGCTACTTCTGCAGCTGCTGTAGCCACGTCACCAGCTACATCTAATAAAATTTTGAGAGTTTCAGCAAAGGCATTTGCAATATCATCAGCTATAGATATCTCAACTAAAAACCACATCATAAAAACACCCAACCCACATGTAGCTAATTTTCTAGCCCAAGAACCTTCAGGAGTTAACGTGTCAAGTTTTTTAAAACCTTCTGAAACAGTATTCCATACCCCGTTTCTATTTGCATAATTCAAAATAGATGTACCATTATCACCTAAACCAAAACTAGAACATATATTTCCACGAACAGTATTATTAGACAGTACGTTATCTACTGCTTTGTTTATTGCTATTGCATCTTCACCTTTTTCCAGAGCTCTCGCTAGAGTCATTATCTCTGTGGAAAATCCTGTTCCTTGTTCTAGTAAGAATTCATTTAAGAATTTCAACTGTTGTGCTTCTAAAGAAGTAGGTCCCTTAGATATCGCCTGTGTTATAGTATTTTTAAAAGTAGATTCATCAAATTTACCATTCTTAGTAAATAAAACACTTACGTCTGAAGCCTGTTCTAAAAAACCTGCTTCTGTAAATTTTACAAGATCAGCTTTTGCTGCATCGCTAACTTTTTTTAAAAAGTCATCTACGCTGTCTGTACCTTCCATAAAACTTCTTATTTGTGCTGGTGATAAACTATCAAGAGATGCTATATCAAATCTATCCATATCTGCTCTTGTTATTGCTGATGAGTTTGGAGTATTATCAGCTGATTTCGCCCACGTAGGAAAATCTTCAAAGTTATCAAATTATTTACTAAAACTAGTTGCAAAATCATCACTTCCCCTGAAAGCTCCTTTAAATGACATTATTATTATAATATATATCTTTTATTTTATAAAATAAATTAACAATTTTCATACGATTACTATCTGCAGACGTATCAATAGTAAGATATCCATACTCGTCGTAGTATTTTTCTGAAGGTTTGAATTCGTCTGCTAAGAATCCAACATCAGTAAAACCATTCGGTTTATTGTACAGTAGTTGAGCAGTTTCACTCCATTCAAATGTATATATGTTTAAACCGTCAAAAAAATCACTTTTGTATACAGTTATGTTTTTCTTCAATCTTCTATCTGATGTTCTACCTGATCTAGCATCTCTCACGAGAGTTGTACCTGAAAAAAATTCACCTATTTTCTGACTAACAGGTATAACACATTCTTTATGACTGTAATTATAAGAAATACCTTTATCGTCACAATATTCTTTTGTTATTCTACACTTTTCTTCTCCATCCTCAACTATATAATCAAATGGTTTAACATTAGTTACTCCAGCCTGTGATTTATAACTACGAACTTCTGGAATTAAACAGTATCTTTTAAAAAGACTGTTTGATATACCACAACCCATCTCTTCATTTTTTAGTTTTTTCCAAACCATATCCTTTGGAGGTGCATATTTCCATAAATCTCCAAAATTTGGAGTTCTCGGAGAATAATCTACATAATTTCCTGCGTTATCAAACCATGGTTTTGAAAATGGATTCCCCGAGATTGTTGAATCGCATCCTCTTTGTGTAAATCTACATGTTTTGTCACTTTCATTCCATTGTGTCAGATTTTGACCGTATTCATTTCCGACATTAATACATAACTTTTTGATTGCATAATTATGAGCTTCGGCCAGCTGGTCTTCATTTGGTATTCCTTCCATATTTAATGAAACCAAATATTAAAATTACAACCAAACAAGCAAGGAAAGATATACCCCATGTTATGTATTTATTCTTTGAATCTTTAGTTTCAAAATATCTAAAATATTCTTCCATAGTATTTTCATCTACTGCAGGTAAATCAGTTGTATCTGCTTCTGGTACTAGTTCAAACCAATTTTCGGCAAAACCTATACTTACTAAATATTCATTGTAATATTTCCAATACATTTCACCCCATTTGTCTGAATATTTAGGATACCCAGATGGGGTGAGATCGTAAATAAGTGATTCAACATCAAAATCTTGCCTTTCGTTTACATCTGTGTATAACTGATTATGATAAACTTCATCATAAGCCTTTTTGATTTCTTCTAAATCTTTTGGTCCTAATATAATGTTATAACCATTTTTATCCATTATATCCATAACAACCATAGCTATTGAAAATGCAAAAGTTGCT